AAATCTTTATTAACCAGTGAGCCTTGGTTGCGGTATTTATCTGTGGTTATATCTTTGCCCAACATCAAAGAGTTTAAAAACAACGAATGATTTACAAACATAAAAACCGGAGCTATTCTAATGTTATAAGCCGAGTTCTCATCATCAAGCCCTAAAACGCTAGAAACATTCTCTGCGTTCTCTGGAATAAAGTTACCTCCGCTACGCTCTACTACTACAATGAAGGTGTCTTCGTCGTGTCTCCATGACTTTCCATTACCTCTTTTTGTAAACCCAGTTGTTATTAAATGGCCCGAAGCAATTAATTTGCTTATTCTTGAAACTTTGCCAGACACCCTTTCAAGTGGGAGCAAATATTCGGATCTGGTTAAGAAGTCATCCCCATCTCCCTGTGCTTCATCGTCACCTTCTGAGAATTTATTGTATCCTACTTCAAATTGATTGAACTCAAGCTCCTCGTAAATCTCTGCTGTAAAATCATCTACACTTCCAAGATTCTCTATTTGATTGTCGGCGTAGAAATGCTCCATAGGCTCTATCCTTAGTGTTGGGTTGCCGGGGTCATCTACACCCCAACCTATGTTATCAATTGATTGCAAACTGTTTGAAAGCTCTGCCATGCTTAATTCTGGTGCTTGATCGGTTTCTGTTAATCCGTGTATATGGTATCCTGATGTAATCATCCTCAATCCCGCGCATCCATCTGATGCCGCTCCGTGATCGGTAAGTTTATAAAAATCAGACTCCACAGCGGAGTCTTTTCCTGTTAAAATTCTCACCATCCTCTCAAGTACATCGAACAATAAATAATTTTTTACCGTGTAATTTCTGGATGCATCCAACACAACAAGTTTAATGTTTGCACTTTCATAGATGTCTAAATTAAAAGTTACATTAACGGTGCTGCCACCTATATCATCAGCAATCGCTTTAATATAAAAAACCAGTGTATCATCCTGAGCTACAGCAAAAGTAATACTGGCCAAATCTGCTGTCCTAAGTCCTTCGTCGTGTGAATCTGTGGTGGGGCAAGTGACTGGTCCCGTATTAGCAGCACTCATCCCCCAATTACCTAGCCCCCCTGTGCCATTGTCGTACGTTGTTTGTAATACCCCTCCCCTATAGTGTTCTAATGCCCAGGTATAGCTAACGGCGACAATATTCCCCCCAGAACTACACACTGCATTAAACTGCATCTGGTGCTTAAATTGTGGTGCAGAAAATGTTAAATCTCCAGATTTGGCGATAGTGAAAAAATTATTAGAGCTACCAGGAGCGCCAGACTGCCAAATTGTGGTTTGTGTTAAACTTGTTTTCTCAAGCAAGTCCTCTATTAAAGGATTCTCGAAATCTGGTATCCAATACCTTGTTACAGGGTCAGATCCAGAGGATACCGGAGAATCAATATCTTCCTTAACAGCAGAATCGCCACCATTGCGGTATTCTGCTTGATATGCCGTTTTTCTCCTTAAATTATTATAGGTAGAACTGTATGAAGTTATAACACTGGAAATAGCAACGCCGTCCAAGTCTTCGGTAGCGCCCAAGCTAATTTTGATTCCAAACCTGTCTTTGAGTTTGGTTATAAATGTGACATCCTCAAAATCCACTCTGAAATAATCTGTAGTTAATTCTCTATTAGAGAAGATGGCATTCCCTTTAAACAACTGCGATCCGTCTATAAGAAGAACGGTCAATAGAACGTCGGCATCGTAACCGTTAAGCTGAAATTGATCTTCTAGCATTTGCCTTCCATCACCGATAAACCCTAACTTTAGTGTGCCTGATGTGAATTTATAAAAAACACCGTGGGTCTTTTCATCTCTTTTGATCTCACTTTCAAAAGATTTAAACCCTTCTGGCTCAGGTATTGAAATAGCGTCTTGCGCTACATTGTTTGGCGTTAACCTGAAAGTAAATTCTTGATTACCCATTCATCGAAAATCTTTTAGCTTTCTTTATGGCCATTGCGTTGCCTTTCTGCTGACGTAACATCCAGCCGTTTTCATCTACACTGATAAAATTCCTTGGTTGATTCTCTATCGCTTTAGCTATTGGGGTCATATCTGGACCAAGTACCACTGGGCTAAAGTCCATATTGTTGATGTCTTCAATCATGGGCAACCCATAGTGTGATATTGCTGATTCTTTTATTACAAATTCTCTCCTTTTGAGTTTTGCGTCAAACTCTCCGCTTCCATCACCCGTGTATCCTCCTTCGTGGAACTTGGGCACAAACTTGTCAAAAAGTCCTGTAGCTAATCCTGCAAAAGATCCTGCCAAGACAAAAGAAAATGGCGTAGGCGGAGTGAATGCAGCTAATATGGCTCTACTAATTAATTCTGAAAACAACCCTTTGATTACTCTCCTTATTGCATTTGCTGCACTTTCTCCTGCGGCTAACGAAGCAGCGACACTTTCAATGGTTACTAGCAACAACTCTTGCCCTAGTGATACTTCGTCCTTTTTTAACTCAACCAAGTTCTCCCTTGCCGCTATTTCGGTTTCTAAAACATCAATTGGATCCACGCCTCCTTCAATTCCTATGCCTTTTTTGCTTAATTCGGCTATTGATTCTATCGTCCTGGCTATATCTTCTGGAATTAGTTTTAGCGGTTCTCTTAATTTGTTGATCTCTGCTGTAACTTTTTTTATGTTCTCAGCAAAAACTTCTCTTTCATCATCAGTAAGAGCTTCTTCAAAAGCAATTTTTAGTCCGCTTAACTCATCTTTTAATCCTTTTACAGAAACACCAGACTTTTCTGCCTTTAATCCCAAATCAAAAAACGCCCCTGTAAGTTCTGGGGCCTCTTCTACTGTTACTTCTTTTGCAATCCTTCTCCATTCCTCTAACAGAATGTTATATCGTTCTTGGCTTTCGGCTGACTCCTTGGTTCTTCTTTCTATTTGAGATTGTATGGAAAACATAGTGGTTAGTGGACGAATCGATTGCTTTCCTAATTGTATAAGAAATCTTAGCGCAGTATTTAAAAACCCTTGCTCTAGTGCCGCAGATTCCGCTCCAGCGGCTAGTTGGTTCAAATCACCAGCAAGATTATCCATTTGCTCTATGGCAAGGAAAGCCGCTGACTTAGCATTATTAATTTCTCTAGTTTGTTCCCTCAATGCTTCTGATCCACGTTCCAGCAATACTTGTAACGCTGGTCCTCCACGTTGACCAAAAATCAAATATTCTTCTCCTGCGGAAAATGTTCGTTCTTCCAAAAGCTCTATGATGTCAGCTAGTGGTTTCATTTGTTTGGTGGCGGTATCAAACGTTTCGATCCCTAATTTCTTGGTCGAAATTGCCAGTGTTGTCAATATTTTTCTTAATCCTGTTCCGCCTATTGATGCCTGCAATCCTGCATCTGCCAAAAATCCAAGTGCAGCAGAGGTAGAAGCTATATCTTGCCCGAATCCTTTTGCAACAGGAGCTACAAATTTCATTGCTTCTCCTAATTGCAACAAATCAGTGTTTGAGGAAGTGAATTGGGCAGATAATACATTCACTGCTTCCGTTAATTCATCAGCTTCTAAACCGAACCCACGCATGATGTTTGTAACTATATCAGCGGCAGACCCTAAATCTATTTGTGCTGCTGCTGCCAGATCCAGCGTGTCCTTCATTGAGGCAAATATTTCTTTGGTGGTAAATCCTGCTTGTGCTAAAAAGGCCATCCCTTCGGCAGCCTGGGTTGCAGTAAAAATTGTATTCTTCCCTAATGTTATCGCTAATTCATTGAGTTTTTTAAATTCTTCGGTAGTGGCGGAAGTGAGGGCCTTGACCCTTGACATCTCTTTCCCAAATTTCGCTAGTAATCTGGTTATTGTACCTATGGCCAATACTGCTCCCGCTGCACTGAATGTTCCTATTAGCGCCGTCCTTAGTCCGGAGGCAGCGGTGCTGGTGGCTTTTAATTGGCCACTCATGCCGGCCAGCCTTCTGTTGGTTATGGCTAATTGGCTGTTTACGCCTGCGTACTTGGCTTTGAGTTGGGTTAACTCTTTTTGTGCGAGGTTGTTCTCCTTGTTGAGCTTTTTGGTGAGTGCAAGAGTCTTGGCGATCTCCTGCTCGTTGATCTCGTAATTAAACCTTATGTTGTTGGCCATCTAGCATACCTTTGGGTTTGGGTATGCCTTGCGGCCATGTAGAAAGATTGTGATTGAGTATCATTTAGGCGACCTGCTTATTGGTTTCAGGCTCTTTTAGGTTTTCCAGTATTTCAATTATTAACTCAGTTGACAATTTTTGAACTTTGCCATCATAGCTTGTTGATGTCAATTCTTTGAGTTCTTTTAAAATGACTGCCACTTCCTGTAGGTTATGTAATGATGCTATCATTGTAATTCTTGTTATTCTAAAACATGTCTTCTTTGTATTCTCCAGTCTTTAAATTTATTAAATTTGCAAGGGGGCTTTTCTTTCATTTCGCTATAAAAACTGATCCAATCCTCTTTCTCCTTTTTTTGGTGTGCTTTCATTGATTTCTCTGCCCCTTCCCTGGTTATATGTATACTCATGGTTGTGTACGCACTTTCTTCTATCATGGAGTTATATAAAAATTCGTAAACCTTGAGTGTTGCTAATTTCATCTCTTTTTTTTGCCTGCTGCTTCTCGTCTTTTGGATTCATTGTATAAAATCTCCATATAAAGATAATAATTATTGACCGAATATCTAGCTATTGTGCGCTCTTTTACCGGGTCAAGGTCGCACACCTGCCAATAATTTTTTAGCCAGTCTCTTCCAATCTTTTCAAAATTTCGGATTTTACTCGTTCCACGTAGGCGTTTTTTACTTTTGTTTGTTTTGAAAAGGTTTTTAAATCTTCCTTCGATATATCTATCTGAGGCAAATATTCTTTCACTGGCTTTTTGAAAAAAAAATCCTCAATAGGCTCACTTTTAAATAACTCTATTTTTGCCTCGTTGAAATCATAATCATAATCAGTGAGGTCTTCATCGATTGTAAAAAATACATTTGAGAACAACCTATAAAAAGTATCTGTCTCAATGAACTGCTCAGTGCATATCCTGATAGCTCCGAGCATCTTAACTACTAGCGTGATGTCTCCTTTGTTGATGGCTTTATCTGTAATGTCCAGGTAGTGGATTAATTCTTCTGATGTCATCCGCATTTCGGCTTCCCGGATAAACTCATTCATCTTGGAGTACCTCTTAGCGGGCATGTCCATTGTGTTCTTGAAGGTCCAGTATTGGATATCTTTGATCTTGAAAGCCTTCTCAATAGGCGCTTTTAGTTCGGGGTGAAGCTCGTTGACATCAACGGTTTTCTTTAAGCGGGAAATGGTTATTTGGTAACCGAATGGGAGCATAATTCTTTGATTTTTTCAACCATTATTTTCATTTGAGGCTCGCGGTTTTTCTTCCAGTCCTTTAGGTCGGCTTTCATCACTTTCATTAAGCGGCTGTGTTCCTTTATCTCTTGAAACATTATCTTAATTATTTGGTAGGGGCCTAGTTTCATTTTGCTAGTTTTAAGACTTGCATCAGCAACCAAATAGGCCCACCAACACAAAGAATCGGTATGCCTAACCCCATTATCATAAGAGCCAAAAACGGAGATGCTAGGTAATACATCGCGGTTTCATAAAAATTTACTTCTTCCCTAGGCGTTGTTATGAAAAGAACTGTATTAAATACCACGACTACTATCCATAACCCTATCCAGATATAGCCAAATATTGATGGACCTAATTGAGAAAGTATTCCGTCGATGTTCATGTCACTAATTCAATGTCTTCTTCATTGCATTCGTCATTTCCATTGTACAAATTAATCGCCTCTGCGATATTTTCGATGATTTCGTGGTGAGATATTCCGACCGTAGCACATACATCGTGGAAATTTAGGACAAATGCAGAATATCCGGTCTTTGTTTTTTCTACTGTGACTTGGTATTTCATTTGTTTATCAGTTTAGATTTGTTTATCAGTTTAGATACCAAATAATTAAATCCGCTCAAAGCAAAAACCCACACCGGCCACCACCACCAGTTTAAACCTGTAAAGATAAATCCTGCTGTTCCCCATACTGAAGCCATGCAAGAAGGGCAGTTCCAAAGTGGTTTCGTCCATGTGTCATATTCTAGGTGGTGATGATTGCCACCAACAAACTTCATTTTATTTTCTGTTTGTTTAGTCCACTTCTGCACAAAGCCCAATATCATCCCCTCTCCGGTAGAGGCGTAAACCCCGAAGATGATAAGAGAGTTTATGAGGAAGATTTCAATCATTTAGCAAGTCTTCCAAAGCTTCTATTTTGCCACTTAGCTTATCTTGTAAAGCAATCCAATCTGTCTCCTGTTCATAGCTCATCTTAACATCTTCTTGGACAGTTTTCAAATAATCCTTGTTCAATTTAATAAGCTCTCTAATTCGGTTTCTATTAATATTTGCCATATCTTAGAATATTACAATGTTTTTTGGTCTAAACGCCTAAATCCTGAGACAACTTCTTTGTTTTGTTAAACTTTCGGCAGGCTTTGTTTACTAATTCTTCTGTTTCCTGAATGTATTTATCAAGCCTTCTATTGTGCTCCCTCTTTTCATCAAGCGTCATGTATTGCCAAGGTTTATGCATACTTCTTGGGTTTAACGATAATATCCGGAAACTCAGCATCAAGCAAATACCTGAAATTATCAAGGAAGTCGTTTTTATTATCCTTCCGGTCTTTGACCAAAATACCGTAATCGTCTACCTTGGCGTACTTGCAATCGTTAATCAATTCGGTGAGCTTTTTGTCTATAGAAATGTCCAGGTTTGATAGTGCTAAGTTACACAAAATGCGCGATTCAAGCAAATCAAGGTTCTTTCCGCGTAGTCTTATTTGGTGGTCGCTGAGTTTTAGCCGATGCTTAATAACCTGCCAGTAGGACCGCTTGCCCCTAACTACCCCTGTCCGTGATTTGCCGCTGACATCACCCGTTACAATGAAGTGCTGCTCGCCGAACTTTCCTAAGATCTGGTCGCACACCTGCTCTATGTCGCTATTAGGGAGACGGATTTTGTCAACTACCCTTATGGTTTTAGGGCCTGGCTTCTGGTAAATAGTTACAGCAAACGGGTCTATGTTAAAGTCAAAGCTCAGCCTTGTGGCGATAGTCTCGTCTAATTCATGGTTCCCTACGTGATTGTCTTGGTTGAATTGGAAAAGAAACTTATTGGAAGTGTCTACTACTCCCCACTCGCCCATGCAATAAACTTGGTAATACAGCGGATTGGTTTCTTTTAACGACATAAGATAATCTTTATATTCTTCATCAATAAACCGGTTATCCAGATAAGTGGTCTTTAGAGTTGTTATCTGATCGTTGGCCCATGCGGTGTCGTCGAAGAATCTTCTCTTAAGCCAGTGGTTCTCATCTATGGGGTTATAGCTTAGGATGTGCTGCACATAGTTGTTCTTAATTCCGCGAACCCTCAGTATTACTTGGTCAAAGTCTTCTTCACTTAGCTCGGTGGCTTCCTCTATCCATGTGCTGGTTATACCTTCTATGGATTTCATCTTCTCAGGCTCGTCCAGGCCCTTACAGAGGATTATATTGCCGTTGTCGAAGTAGAATGTCTTGTCAGTCTTATTGACCCTTACCTTGTAGCCTATTTTCCAGGACTGGATCCTTGAGATCAGCTCGGCATAAACCGAGTCTTTAATGGTGTTGGCGATCTTGCGTATTATCAAAATCTTATGAGGGGTCTCGGAAAGGCATCTCCTTAAGAGCTTTTGGGTAACGAAGATAGACTTTCCAGAACCGGCGGACCCATAGATATTTAAATATTTGGTTTGATCTTTGAAAAGAGGGGCATAGACTTTATTCCGTTTAACTTGAACTTTCATTCATCCAAAAATTGAATCTGAGTTACTGGCTTGTCTATCTCCTTGAATTCCGTTCTTTGCTGCTTGGGTTTAAAATATTCAAGGATAGCCCTAAACTCTTCTGCAAATCGTTCATCTTTGAGGGTCTTAATGTGATCTAGGTACCTCTCTGCGCCTCCCTCCAGTAGATATTGACCTATTGCTTCCCATTTCAAGGTACGCTTATCGGCTACGCCTGGTGGCCTTCCATTAGGATTACCGCTTTGTCCTGGCTCGAATGGCATTGTTTTTAAATTGATCTGAACAAATAAAAGTACGAATTATTTCCATAAAATGCTTCAGGTATCATTCTTCTGGCTTTAGTTAAAGTTCTTTGGCTGTTAATGCATAAACAAGGTTTTGGAGCTGGTGGACATACTGAATCTCGCAAAGACAAGTTTCTGATAAAAACGCGCCTGTAGTCCTAAGACAGAAAGGATAAACACCTCTAAAGTCCCTGACTCTGTAAGAACCCATTTTATACCACTCTGACTTTGGTTTCTTCTCAAACCCAAACCTTTCGAGCCATTCAAGAGTGAGGAGTATGGGCTTAAACTGGCTGAATGATAAAGACAATGGTAAATTGTTATAATCAAAAACTACTGACGTTTTATTAATTTCTGACACGACAATATGTGCTGGTTCAATTGGCTCTTTGAACCAAAACAAGTTTCCGATTCTTAGTTCTTCTGGCTTTATATGATTAGGCATTAGATTTTTGGTTCGTTTTTTTCAATCCATGCTGCTTTTTCTGCTACTTTTAATTTACCTATTAGCTCCTTATTGAGGTTTAGGAGGGATTGGACATGATTCAATATTGTTGACTTTACATGGAGAACGGCAGACCTATTTCTTGCGTGTCTCCATCTTTCTAATAAACCTTCCAATTCCTCGTTTAATTCATTTTCTTTGCTACTTGGTGAGGGGGATTGGGATAGTTTGTCCATCGTGGCTTCACTCAATCCATGTTGTCTAAAACCTTCTCGTTCCTCACTAGAGGGCTTATTGTCTTGGGTGTTAGATTTGTTTTTCATATTAATAATGTTCGAGTCCACAATCTGGGCATTTGAAGATAGATCTTAAATATTCATGGTGGTGATAGTTTTATCGTTGGGGGTTAGAAGTTCGGGGGAATTGATATTTGTTTTAATTATCCAAACAGGGTACCAGTAAAACTCTCGGCGGTGTTTTTCAAACCAAATGGGTATTTGTTCCATTATTTCATCATTCAAATATGATAATTGAGTCTGTCCAATGTCTCCGATTGATATATTGCCCTTCCTGTGGCTGATGGCGATTTTTGATTTAATGTTTATCATACCTCTGCTTTAGAATGATTAGGAGTTAAGCATTTGAATTAATCCAAAAATTAGTTATGGCATTTATTAGTTTCACTTGTCTTTCACATTCTGGATTATTTTTTGTCCATGAAATAGGTTGCTTAAACAGATTGGCCAATATTTCATGTGTCCCCATTCCCCCTCTTTCGTCCAATTTTTTTAAACTTTGATCGTGATTGGATTCAGCCATTCCTTCACTCAATGCATGAGTAGGAAAATGCTTTGCACATCTAGGGAATTTTTCCAACGTTGAAGAATGTATTTTCATTTGTTCTATCATTTAGGTTGACTTGGTTATTTTTTCTTAAAGCTTATCTTGCTGATTTCGCCAGTGCTTTTGTTCTTAACCAAAACGTTCTTAAAGTCGTGTTTGCCATCATCAATCCATATAAAAAATGACTGCCCTATTTCAGAGTTAGTTTTGCCTTTAGTCTCTTTAGAATGTTTCTTCCTCAATGTTTTCATCATTTCAACATGATATGCTAACCACAAGCACAAGTCCGTAGATATGCGCTCAAGGTTTTCTTCTGAAACTATGTTGCACAATTTCTCAAATGAATCAATTTCGTAACGCTTGGCCTTTTTCATCATAGCATTTCAGTTAGTTTGGTTAAATTCAATCATATATACTTGGAAAAACGGTCCAAAAAGGTTCTCCGATCGGCCTGTGATTAGGTTCGCCGTAGGATATGTGTGCCCGGACTTCTTTTGCCCCATACTCGTATACTGTTTCATAACCGAAAAACTCACACACTCTTTTTGCCTGCGCTAAGTAATCACCTTTCATCTCATCAGTGAAGAATCCAATTTTTTTAAACTCCCGGTATGGGAAAAACTCTTGCATAAACCTTTTTAAGACGCCGTCATCTTTCATTTTATCATTTCTGTTAAAGTGTCAAAATTTCGGTCTAGCTCCTTGGCCTCTCGGTCAATTATCTGGCCTTGGTAAGAAGGTGGAATATTGATTTTTCTTACTCCTTTTATCCGGGCGGTCTTGTCCCTTAAGTGGTGGTTTATGAAGCTTACTTTTTCCTGGACTTCCTGGTGGGCTTTCTTTCGCGCGTAAGCGATTAAAGCCGCCAGCATAGTAAAAGCCCCAGCCTCGGTGAGAACCTTCAACACAAGCGAAGTATTCCACCCTGGGATAGTCTGAAACGTGTTGAAGATCCCATAATAATAAATCCAGGCCAAAGCTAGTAGCCTTACTCTCTTATCTGATTCGGGGGAGTAGATAAAAAGAGTGGCCGCTAAAAAAGTATAGCTAAAACAAATGGCTGTAGTCCATACTGCGTTTTGGTCCCACTGGTTATATTCTGATGTTGCTCCGAGTCTTTCAGGGAAGTGCATCCAAAGGTTTGTAGCGTAATATGACAGCACAAATAGGATAACTCCTATCATAAATTTGCGGTCCTGAAGTATTGGTTTACCCCAATTACTGAGGCGGATTGCCACCACCTCCAGGTACGCTGTCAGATTTCTTTTCGGTTGGTGCTTTAGCTGGATCAGGTGGCTCGTCAAAGCATGAATGTAGTAGAGCGCTGATTGCCAAAGCTGCAACGAAAAGACCTGCAAACTTGATAAATGTCTTTCGCATATTAAGATTGATTGTAACCTTAATTTACTTAAATTCAGCGAGTTATGCAATGTTTTGGCCTTCATTTTGGAGTTAATTTTAGCTGTCGTTTTGCCCCCTTAATTGTGTAGCCCTCTATTTTAAGCAGCTTTGCAATCTTCAAAAGATGATTAGATTGTGCTGCCGTGTAATGCCTTTCAAATCCATATCCCCTGTGTGCTCCTCTGTTAGGACAAATATCAAATTCCTTTTCCCACAAACGAATGGCCTCTGGAGTGATTAGTTTCCTATGCCCGAACATGTATAGACTGATATTGATAGCTTTACAAACTTCGCCTACCAATAAATACCTTTTTTCTATGGGTTTTTCCTTATGAAGCATTACAGCTCTTTTTCAATTAGTTTTTTTAACTCGTCTTTTGAGATTACTTCTTTTTCCTCGCTAAGTATAAATGGGAATCGTATCCTCCTGGTTGGCATGGAGTCTATGAGGGAGAGGAATTTTTGCTTCATCTTGTACTCATTGTTATGGCAAGTGCAATAATAATCGCCAGTGTGCCTTAAACTGCCTGTTAATAAACCTCCGCATCTATTGCATGCTACTTGATTTGAATTTGGGTAAGCTGTATGGTTCATTTCACTAATTCTTTAAATTCCTTGTGCCAGCATCCTCTTTTTCTTTCTCATAGAAGGCTATCGCGGCCACAACTATCTCTCTAATTATTAACCATTGTGAGGCCCCGAATTTATGGACGTGCCCGAAGTCGAAAAGGCTGTCTAGCTTTTCAAGTGTCTTTCCTATCGGTCCTGAGTTTTCCATAATCTGAGTAGGTGTTAAAAGTTTTCTATTTTATCCAGTCTATCCCAAATATCTTTTAAATCGTCACCCACAGATTGCTGAATATCGGCCACAAAACAATTAATAGAATCCAATAGCTCTTTTTTGAACTTTGGCCTCTTAACTAATTCATCTATATCGGCCTCATCTAAAATAATTGGTTCTGGTTCGTCCTTTTCGTTTTCCGGACTTGGCCAGTAATAAAATTTTAGATCATCACTTGTTCTTGATCCGATTGTCTTAATTGTTTTCATCTTATTTATGATTTTGAGTAAACACTATTTTGGTTTCAGTCCGTAGATTTGTTCTTTTAACCTTTCACCCATGCCTTTGGCTTTTGAGGGGTTTGCCTTGGCTCTCTTCTTTTCTATCTCTAATTCTTGCTTATACCAATCCGGGCCATCTTTCTTTCTTTTGGCTTCTACCCATAGTCGCATCTTTTCCGAATGTTCTTTTTCCTCTTTGATCTGTTCCGCTGTTTTCAGGTTCTGGCTATCGCCGTAGGTGGTTTTTTTCATATTCATTAGCCAGGTGTTCAGGCTCACTGGGTGTAATCCTGTAATGTCGCCATAAGCTCCTATCATGCCACGGTCCAGGATCGCCGTTAGGGTTTCTGGTGTGAGCCATCCGAACCGTTTGCACACCTTGGCCATCTCGATCAAAAGAAGCTGCTGCGTTTCTTCGTTGACTTTCTCCCATTGATGGAGGCCCGTAAGAATCTCTAGGCGCTCGTAGGCTTTTTGGATGATTGGTATTGATTGTTCAGTTTTCATTTTCTAACTTTTCCATTTCGGCAATAGCGCCATCAACTACCGACTTACCAGATTTTTTCCGTGTGCCTTTGTACTCTTTCATCCATGCACGGAATGAATTGATGATGTGCCCCTTGTCATTGAACTCGTGGCCGGCCCGCGCCTCCAGCCATTTTTCTTTTTGTTCAAAAATTTCCTCTGCCGTTAATCCGAATTCTCTTCCAGTAGAAAAAATTAAAACATCGGTTATTTGGGTGCGTAAATATCCTATCCTATCCTTTACTTTAAGTTTAGTATCCTCTTCTTTTATATCCTTTACTATCCTTTGTGGATTACCGGATACTTTAGGTGGCCTTTTACTTGATTTAGGGAGCCGCTTTGCCTCTTTAAGTCTCCCGTTTGCCAGTAACTTCCCTAGTAATGATTTTTTTGTTATGCATGGATTATTCCTTTTCTTATAGGCATCCTCTATGCTCTCCACAAATTTTTCATTGAAAAGTATTGAGTCTTTTTCCCAAAGATATCTATCAAACTCATTGAATCGGACCAGTATTTTTATCACCTCTTTTAGCACATCCTCAGATACAGCGAACTCACTACTCAAGTACATAATTTGCACTTCATCTTTAAGGTCTAAATAGTGGTAGTCAGCCTTTCCTAATTCCTCTAACAGACGGAACCAAATAGCGTATCCGTCATTGCCATATTTTGACCTCAGATAAAACATTTTCTTACCATGAGTTACCGGATGCGGGAAGTAGTCAATATTATTTCTTTCCTTTCTTGCCATACTGCTCTTTCATAACCTATGCTTTATTCTTTATTGGGCTAAAAATTAAGTACTTGCGTAGATAATCAGCGTTAAACCAATGTCCGAAATCCTGCTTTTTGATATTAGACTTTCCTAGTCTGCCGCCTACTGCATCAGAAAGCTTTATCCGGAGGTTCTTGAAATTTGAGTGTCTTGGTTTCATAACTCCATCTTGGTTTGATTTTTTATCTTACTTTCATTTGTAATTGAACTAATGCCCATGACTATCTCACACTTGCCCTTATAGTCCTTTTGGAAATGAAAGTTTCCCACACTGAAACCAAACGGGAAACCTATAATTGATCCTGAGCCGTAGATTATCATACTCTTGATTCCCCCATACTCGTTAATAAGACGCATGATTATTTGCCTTTGGAATATCTTGTTTGTTGGCACCAGATAACTGACGTTTTGGGAGATATAAAATGCTTGACGGAGGAAATTTTCGAAAATGCTATACGGTGGATTACCAATAACCCAATCAATATTTCCGGTATACGACATAAAGTCTTTTCCATCTCTTATCTCGCAATAATCTGATCCTGGAGGCAGGTATTGATAAAAAGCTCCGTCCCCCTTACATGGGTCCAAACATTTGCCGCTTGGCTTTAAATATTTGACTATATGCTTAGCCACAAAATCTGGCGTATACACTACGTCTGCAGCAAGCAAATGAGGTTCCCATAAATATGTTTGAGGCCCGTATTTCATCCAATCACGATTAAAAATCCCCACACTATAGCCAGAGACATCAAAGTAGCTATGCATATTATTGTAGCAAATGCACAAAGCATCTTAGTGTCATGGTCTACACTTTCAAACCAATTTTCTATTGTCTTTATAGGGCTTTTAACTTTCATAATTGCGAGTCTTAAATTGGGTGTCATATCGTTTTATTGCTTTGAAAAATGGGAGTGCTGCTTGTGGGACGATGGCGTTTCCGAGGGCTTTAATTCGGTCCATCCTTCGGGGTATCCCATCAGCCACTCTACCCACGTTGGGTTCAGTTTGCCAGTAATCCCATCCCTTTGTAGTTGTTCTACCAGGTTCACTCCTCTGGAATGATTTTGTCTGTTCTTGAATGCTTCCGACTCCTGCGCGTGTTGGCTTCGGTAATCTCTGGCCGTTGGTGTCGGATACATCTTTACCCAATCCGTTAGCTGAGTTTGAACCTTGGAGCCATCGTTTCTCCGGAAGTGTGTTTTGTTCCAATTCCAGTTTTCCACATGGGCTTTTTCTGTACAGCTGCCCATTTGTGCATTTGGAGTAGGCAACAATCCAAATTCTATCTCGCTGGTGCCATGCTCCAACCGCACTAGCTGGAATAATAAATTGTTCTGTCGTATACCCTTCATTCTCCAGGTCAGCGAGGCATTCATCGAGGCCCAGGTTGATGAGGTTAGGAACATTTTCGCCAACAACAAAGGCCGGTTTAAGCTCTTGGATAACTCTAAGCATTTCAGGCCAGAGATAACGGTCATCTGCCTTTCCCTTCCTTTTACCTGCGACACTGAAGGGCTGACAAGGGAACCCTCCTGAAATAATGTCAACTGGCTTGAGGTTGTGCTTTCCGATATTTCTAATGTCTCCTTCAATTACCTGAAACTTGTCTTTGAAACTTCCATCTTCAATTCTTGCCCGAACAACATCACAGCAATAAGGATCTATCTCGTTGTACCATGTGTTCGTTATTCCTGCCCATTGAGCAGCTAAACCGAAACCTGCTATTCCTCCAAATAATTGTCCGTGTGTCATCCATCTTTTCTAGCAAGGGCCAGGGAGCTTCTACCTTTAGAGCTATCTTAAAATGTCCGCCCCCCGGCTGATCTTGCTACTCAACCAAACCACCTAACATGAATATCATAAATTTTCTATTTTTTTAATTAGCCTTTTTCTTAATGCATCCATGAGCCCTATTATATCTGAGCAATCAGCAGGGATATTTAGATTATAATCTGGTCCTGTTAAAATTGGGTCCAACCAGTTGCTGGGCATTCCATTTTTTAAACATTCTATTACCTCTGCCTTTTGGATCTCAAGGGCTTTTTCAGCATTTTTTTTTAGGCACACTTTATTATCTGCGTTTGTGTACCAAAAAGAAGAATCCTCTAAATATTTTACTGCTTTGCTCATGCTAGCTCCATTAATAGATTGTCGATATATTCGCTCACTTCTTTGATGCGCTCCTGGATAGCCTCGATAACTTGGTCATTTCGATTGATCCGAATGACATGCAGTCTTAGTTTTTCCTCGTTGATCCTGGGGTCATAGCTGATATAGTCGCACCACTTTCGGTCGGTTATCATTAGGTTCCCTTGGCACTGGAATAAGTGATTGTCGGTCACCTCGTTTGTTATCAGTGTTGCTACATGGTTGGCAGGATTAAATGGGCACTTAATTTCAATAATCCCATTCTCTCCAACTAGCCCGTCTGGGCTGCCCCCGGCAATTTCTTCGTAGGATAAAAAGCCGCATTGAACAACCTCCACTTTCTTGATTTCTATGTAAAGATTACGGGCTTCTTCTTCATGATCGGTGCCCCACTCCATTGGCTTGGCGCTGATTATATGTGGTGTTCCGCTTAAGTGTTCGGCGATCTTCTCGTAGACATACTTTTTAGCCAGCATGCCAAATCTCTCTTCTCCCTTGCCCTCTTTCATCATATCGCCAAAGCGCGAGGCTGTGAGCCTCTTAAGACGTTCCTGGTGCCACTCTGGGGTTCCTTGGAGTGCTGGCTCAATATTTAGGTCAAATACCTTATCAAGCTCCTTCATATTGTGGCATTGATTTAATTTTATCTTGTTCTTTTTTCTGCTTTGCTTTGGCCTGGGCTTCTTTTTCCTCAAGCCAATTGATGTATTTGGTTAGGGTTTCGTTGTCGAAAATCAGTGATTTCTTTTCTGGCGAATACGGATACATTTTTCCGTTGTTTTCATACTTCCTAGCCTCAATTATTCGGGGTTGTTTCTCGTATAAGAACCTCCCAATGCCCCACATTACACAAGCTCTTTTAAAGCTGTCCGAGCTCTCCCCTTTTTCCTTTTCTATATTAGATTCCTTGCCTACATCACTTTTCCAAATCCAGCCTACCGAGGTATTGATTCCTACCTCACAGAAAAGATTGCCTTTTACTTCATGGTGTTTGCTCTGCCATCCCTCAACTCCACAAACTTCATCCAGTCTGGTTTGGGCCTGTCGTGCATCGATATAGGGAACACAAATGCACTTGCCGTTCTTGGTATGTTGAACCCTCCATTTACACGGCATGGTGTCGGCTAGTTTCTTAAGGTCAATTTCTTTCATAACTCAGTTTTTATACTGTTTTCCAGAATAGTTTCATTGCAATTTTTTCCCAGAACTGGCCATTCACTTTTTCGTTGTGGAGCATTGGGGCCTTCTTGACCGTTCGCAAATTCCCCCACTTAGTTTTCACCTTTAGTCCTGCATGTTCGGGTACCTCATCAGACTTGACCAATCCCTCAGGGGTAACATAATAGAAATAGTTGGCCCCCTGTCCATTAGAGGTTTCTCGATGCTTTTCAGTCTTTTTAAAGTCAGCCATGAAGTCGCTGCGGCTTATTTTAACCTCATACTCATATAGGTACTGAGATTTGGTCAGGGCCAGTACGTCGCACTCCCACGGCCAGTAATAGATATTTTCTATAGCTATCTTGTTGCCCCGGCGCATGCAGTCGTGGACTACGTTTTTCTGTATGGTGCGGCTGCTCATCGGGTGACAGGTCTTAGGGTTAGTTTATATAGCTGGCCAACATATCGGAAGCTGATAAAGTCTGATTCATAATTAATCTCCTTAATTCCCATCTGTTTTGCCATTTCATTTACTCCCATCACTTCTATCATTCTTAACATGGCTGTTTCGCGGGTTTCTTTTATGGAATGGGGGTTACTCATTTAATCTATTGATTAGGGGCTAACTAATTTTGCTTTTCGAATGGCGTTTTGGTCTCTGAATTTGTTGGTCTTTTCTTCTATATAACTGGCCCAAAATTCTGCACTGAAATTTGCCTGGAATTTGCTTGAGCTTTTTTCCTTAAGCTTTTTAGTGGCGTATTCAATGTCTCCTAGAAAAAGCTGTAGGTTTATTTCGCTTACCTCTCTTTTGAGTTTCATAGCTTAATCTTGAATTTGAAGGGCTTGACTGGCCTGAGGCTGTCGTGTTTACGAATGAATACATCAGCCTCAGGAGGAATATCTATTTTAGTGCCGTCCAAAAACTCAATTGAATCATACCCCACCATCTGAACTTTGCCAAAATATTCTTCTATGGACAAATAAATGGCGCAGGAATTACCATAGTCAAAATTAGGCGCGGAATATTTAACCAGCCTCACATTTTTCTGCCCCTGGTCTATGTGCCTTTGCTCGACACTGATTTCTACTTCGCTCGATATTTCTAGTTCTTTTAATAGGGGGTGTTTTTCTTTAGTTTCCATAATTGTTTAATTGCTAATTGCTAACCACTTCTTGATAGTGTGCTTTTTGGTAAATGCGAAGAAGGTAAACCGCCTTTTGTCATAGAGCAGCGCCGAGCCCACCCAGAGATTGAATGATGTTGTGGCCTCTGCCGGGTGGGTTAAAATGAACTTGCTCGGCTTCTGCTCCTTTAACCATATATTGAATATTCTCCTCATCTCAGATTCGGATAAATAGGGTTGTATCCTTTTTCTACTTCGGAAGTCCAGCAGCTTTCACTTTGCTCTGAGGCGATGTCATTTAATTCCTGGTCAACTTCCTCCAAGATGCTTTTGAAAAGATTGAGCTTTTCTTCCCGGTATTCTGGGGGTATAATCTCCCCGGCTTCTAACTTTATTATCTTTTGGAAGTAGGTGTCGTGAAGGTCTTTGAGTTCGAGTTCAGTTAAGTTCATGTCTTATATTTTTCTGTTAAGATTCGATTTACAGCTTGCTCAGGTCTTAAATAGGTTCCGAGATGGATAACATTCCCATTTCTTCTAATTTTGGCTTGCCATCCATTGTGGCTTTTATAAACACCCCTAAATCCAGAAGAAGGCAACGGAGCGCTTTTGCTTGCATTCTGCTGTGGATTAAGAAGTTGTAGATTAATAATGCCATTGTTTTTTTTATTGTCATCAATGTGATCCACCTGTAACAATCTTCCATTTCTAGGGTTAGAGCCAAACGCATCCCAAACCAGTAAGTGAACAGACCAATTTCTAGAATTACCATTATTGCACAACACAACCCTTAAATACCCCCTTGTGTCACCTGGTTTAAGGCTCTTTCCTTTGATTAATCTATGTGAATGATTGACCCCATCAACAAGCCTATCTAATGACCTTATATTTCCCTTGCTCGACACTTCGTAGAGCCTCTCATATCCCCTTACTGGTCTCCATATTTCTGCGCTGAAGTTCATGATTTGGCTTTTTTAAGGGCTTGAATACATTGTATAATAGCAGCATCAAAATTATCGCCAGCATGAAGAGAATCACTTGTAGTCCTTTGCCCAATTGTGCCTTTATCAAAATCAATACGTTTAGGGTTTTGTACTTTTACCATCTCTTCCAAAGCCTCTACTAGTTCCTTGTTTAGCTTTTCTAATCGGCCAATTTCCTGATCTTTCAATTCTATAATTTTCTTTGGAATTGTAATTGTAGTTTTCATGATTCAATTGGTTCAGGTTCGAAATCATAAATGCTCTTATTGGTCTTTGCCATTGTTCTTATGGCTTTTACTACCTCCTCATTCTTGACCCCATTATTTAAAACCCTCTCAACGGTTTTGCGGTGGCACTCTAGTTGCTCGGATATCTTCTCTTTGAAGTCATCATCTAGCCAGGGCTTTAGCTTCTCTCTGTCTTGTGGGGTTATGTGCATTTTAAGAGGTGGCTTTTTGGATGGCTTTTTGCGCTACTGCCCTATCCGTTATATTGAGCTTGTTCCTATGGTCTGAAACAATTACTTGCAATGCCCAAAGCAAATCAGGTGCGGAGGCTATTAGCTTGGCGTTGGCTTCGTGCTCTTTATCACCACCGTAAACCATAGCAATAATTGAGGTTTTTAATGCATCATTGGGATTTATGCACACCTGATGCCAATTAAGCGGGTTCAATTTCCATTCACCTTTCGTAATCCCTAAGTCCTCTTTTGTTGAATTTGCCATGATTTCTTGCATCAGTTAGGTAAAGAGTTATTACAATTATTTTTGTAATTCTGGTTTAATTAGGTTTGCCTTGTATGATTTCAAAGCAATTGGAGCCATCTCGTTTATCGCCTTCACTACGCTGGGTCTTTTGCCCTCGTGCTCCTCCTTAAGTCGTTGATACTCTTTGACATCCAGCATCGCCAGTGGCTCGAAGAAAATAGTATGAGAAGTAATCTTTTCTGGATTCATGATTTTTAGTAACTTGTTATTACAATACACTACAACATTACAACTATAATTCATAACAACCAAATATAGTTGGTATTATTTTAAAAATAATTGGTTTAATTCTATGGAAACCACTATCAGTCAGAGGGTTACAGAAATAATTAAAAAATATTACGGACAAACACCTAGCAGATTAGCCAAGGCAATGGGGTGGAAAAGAGCCGAAAACATATATAATGTGATAGATGAGGGAAAAGACAAATGGGGTGTAGATATTGCTCAAAAAATACTTGAAATACATCCTGAAATTTCCGCCGAATGGTTCCTTAGAGACGAAGGACCAGTGCTTAAAGGCGCGAAAGAATATCCGGCCGATTATGAGAAAATTAAAAAGGAGCTTGAAGAAACAAAGAATAAGTACATCAGCCTATTGGAGAAAATATCTGTTTTGAAAGAAAGCCTCTAATGATGGTCAATGATTTCAGAGAGCTTGGCTTTAAATTTGCGGTGATTTATCATGGTCGTGATAATGCTTGAAATGAAAGCAGAAATCAAAGAGGTGATTAATATAGTGACCAGCGTTTCGATAGAAAAGATATTGAATATTAAAGGAAAAAATTGAACTTTAATAACAGAACTTATAATGACATTATTATTACTTATTCCAATTAAATATTACTAAGGTTGTTTTAAAATTAAATTTGTCAAAAAATCATGAGAAAGTTAATTTTGTTCTTAGCTCTGATCGCTTTTTGCTCATGTTCTGTGCGTCAGTCTCAAAGCTACCAGATTAAAAGAGTACCCAAAGCAGAGGAAACTAAAAAGGATCGTGCCGAACGAATCACCTTTACTGTAATGGTAGCACTAGGAATATTCCTTCCTGCATATGGAGCAAGAATAAAATTCTGATCCTTTATACACTTCTTTATACAAAAAATAAAATCCATGTAACTTACTGATAAACAAGAGGTTATGAAGACGTTAGCGGTCCTCTCAGCTCATGAACAATAGTTCCCATGCAGTCCCCAATAAGTTCCCAACCACCTACCAACCAGTTAATTATGAGATAAAAGCTATATTTTAATACTTCTTTAATTCCTTTTTAATTCCTGATTAGTACCTTTATCTCTTATACTGTCCTTTATACTTTGTGAAATACAAGATCTACATTATCAAAAACAGGCCCAATTCCAAGGGTCAGTGTCCATTAAGAATTACAATATATCACAATTCAAATCAAGTTCCTTACCACCCAGGAATTAAAGTACATCCACATGATTGGGACCACCAGCTACAAAAAGCAAAGGGCCGGGACAAAGAAAGGATAAACACCCAGCTACATATGGTGCTGGGCAAACTCCATGAGCTTCATCAAAGGTGTGTGGTAAATAGGACCGAGTTTAGCGTCCCGGTTATTAATAACAACCTAAAGACCAGGCCAACGCCTAAGAAGTCATCAAACACATTACTATTATACCGCCTCTTTTTAGAAGAATATCCCCACACAGCTTATAGGGTTACTGGCCAGCGGATGGAAGATTTCAAGAAAGCCACAAAATACAATTTCAAGAAACAGTTTTCTAAGGATTTCATTAAAGCCTTTATAGGTTATATGTTCGATGCAGGGTATATCTATGAGGGTGAAAAGAAGAACTATACCCACACTAATTTAAAAAAAGTGGTTAAACATATGAAGCAATTCGGCAGATGGCTGGATGATAGTGGCCTGCCGGTTGACCTCAACTTCCAATACTACAAATTCCCCTACCGGACCAGGAGCATCCCCGATGTAATCGCCCTAACTAAAAAGGAATTCGATCACCTGTATTATTTTGATCTTACTAAGGCAGGGCTTGCTAACAAGGTAAAAAGCTACTCATTAATACGCGATGCTTTTGTAGTAGGCACCATGATGGGGGGGCCAAGGATATCAGACTTAAAGGATCTTGACGAAGATTCCTATAAACCCGATAAAGTAGAGTTTGACCAAAAGAAAACAGGAGGGTTTGTGTCGAATCCTTTGAGCCCTCACTACGTAGTTCCTGTTCTTGAAAAGTACGGGGGTCGGCTTCCGGATCTTCCAGTCGAGCAGGTCTTTAACATACGTCTTAAAAAGCTTGCTAAAATAGCAGGTCTTGACCGGGTGGAGAACGTCACGGAATTTCGCGGAGATTCAGCCAAAGGCATCAAGGTAAAAATAAAGCTCTGTGATCACATATCCACTAAGTACATGCGGAAGACCTTTATATCTATATTGGCCTCTTTAGGGTACTCTGACGCTATTATAATGGAGTTTACAGGCCACAAAGGGCGCGAAGTCTTAGAACACTACCGCAAGATTGACAGCCAGGTCAAACTAAGGGTTATTAATGAGGTGAGGCCAGAGGGTTATTCGTCTTTAATGTCTTAACTGTGTTTACGAACCTTAACTGTATCGGGATTAGACCTAATATCGACTAAGTTGCCATTTCTATCAACACCCGCGTTACCATCTTTGATAAGTTTCGCTAATTGTCTTAATTTCTTTTCTTTTTCATCCATGACCTCAATTTACAAAAAATGAACAACAAAGTTTATTATAGATTCCATTATTAAAGTTTTGGGGCCTAAAGTTTATTATGGAAAAACCCCTCAAGTTAGCATCGAACTTTGGCCAACTGTTTCGGCTTATCCGTCTTACGATCGGGGCCGGGGCTTATGTTCTCCTCAAGGGACTTTACCTAATCTAGTTTTGATATTTTTCTGAGTATTCAAATGCCTCAGCTCCTAATTTGGGTGACACTGGGCCTGGTTCAAATCCAAGATTGTTTAAGGCTTCTGATAAAGCCGCCACTGCCTTTGTAGCCATCCTAGCTTGCAAGGTGAATCTCAACCAAGTGCTTTCTTTCATATCTCAAATATACAAAATCAAGGGCAAGCGCACTTGAAATTTTGGTTAAACTTCATTTTTGTACTCGCACACAAACCAAGCGCCTGCCCAGTTCTTAGAATGCGTCTATAACTCCAAAAGTTTCAAGCAAGGTAAGAACAGCAACTATCAGGGCCGTGATCTGGCCTGCTAATCTTTGCTTGTCAGTTTTACCCTCGCCGGAATCTTTGGACTCAATGTTAGCAAGGGCCGCCCCCACAAAGGGGATCTCTGATATTAGCCCTTTTACAAATTTTGATTTAAATAATTTTTTCATTCTGATTCGTTTATGATTTTCTGCCCGACCTGTTCGAACAGGTTGATTATTTCGGTTTCTACTTTATCGCCTCTGTCCAGGGCTGCCGTAACCTTTAGATAGTACCTCTTGAAAGTTGGGGTACTTTGCCCTAGTTGTTTTACATCGTTGGCCGTCATAATATTATTTATCAATCTGCACCCCTCGGTATTGGTAGGGTAGTTTCCGATATGATCGTATACCGTTTTATAGTTGGGTATATCCTTTAACATTAAATGCTTGCCAAACCAATCGTACTTTTGCCGATATGCCTGGGTCTTTGGGGTGATATTCTCCTGGTATATTATCTCGTATTTACCTGCCGGGATAGCAGTAACGTCCTTTATTTTCTTGGTCCTCACCGGATCTTCCATGACAAATCCAAAAAGAGTATCATCAATATAAATCACCCCCCTGCAAGAGGTCTGATTGTTGTCGAGTCTGTAGTGGGTTATTTTCATTTTTTAAGTCTTGCGTCTATGTACTCCTTGGCTGCTTTAATGGCTTCCTCTTTTACTCCTATGTGGGTCTGTGTGTGCAAATCAAACTTCTTTTGGAAGTCGTCAAACTTCTGCTTTATACCTTTATCTCCTGGAATATCCGGATCACCAAAAAGCGCGTTGAACATTTTATCAATTTTCTGCTGCTGGGCCTGGTCTAATTCATATAGCTTGACTACTTCGTCCTCTACGGCTTCCTTTTTCTTTAGCGCCCATTTGACACCAAAATATATTGCCACACCTAAAAGGGTTATAAACGCCAAAGGGTCTTTCTCCCAAAGCGTTAAAATCATTGATCCTATGGATTCAAATAATTCCATTTAACGTATTTGTAGTGATAGGATGATCCACCGTATTGCCAGAACCACTGCAAGTGCCAACAATAGCTGTCCTCCGACTCCTATTTCCATGTATTAAAAATACAAAAATTCTTGTAGTTTTCCATGTTATCAATAGTCTAAATAAGTAATGATCGCCCCGCTTAACACTCCGTTCGTGCTTCCTGACTTGGCCCTGACCTTTAATATTATATCGCCACTCAAAGGCACCAATCCATCGAATCTTTCACTCAGAGAGGTGTTGGTCTGTGTGGCCACCTCATGGGTGCCGGTCTTGCCCGGTACATCGGGGATTCCAGCTGCAATATGTTTACAGGTCGCCAAAATCTCTAAGGTGTCTGCCCCTGATCCTGTAAATTCAATATGATACCTTTTAAGATTATTGAGTCCTCCTAATGTGATGTCGTCTCCTGTGGTGTCGGTAGTAAAATTATCTAACAGTACATCGTCTGGCATCACTCCAGAGTCGTCTCCTGTGGTACTCCCTCCGGTGGCGTTGGCAGTAAATCCTACACTGCCAATAGTTAGAGAAAGTCCTGAGTTGCCGCCTATGTCATCCGTTAAGTTACTGTAAACTGTGGTGGCTGTCCCGTCATTGATGTTGTTCCATGCAGTTTCTAAAGTACCACCGCCAAAATCCAGCCTAACCTCTCGAATATTTACCGTGAGTCCCGCCTGTTCTAAGATATGTTTGATGGCTGCAAGGCTTGGCGCATGTTCTCCATCGTCCTGGTTTACCGAATCTTCAATGTAATCAAACTCTCCACCCATATCCGTAGCCCACTTGTTAAAAAAGTACTTGGCCTGGTGTAAAGAAAGACCCGGTAACCCGGTCCCTGCATCCTCCTGATGCCCCCAGAAGAAAGCCTTTTTTCCGTGGGCTGCCATGATCATCATGTTGTCAAGATTAGACACCTGGGCGGTGGTATCTACAGCCATAGATATGGGCCACGCACTTAGTCTTGGCTCAATGGTACCTGGGGGGACGTTAGGAAGCTCATCCTCCCAATCAAAACCCACAGGTGTATCCGGGAGCCTGTCAAAAGGAAATGGCTGAGAAGAAAGCATGCACTGTATGAAGTCAAATTTCTCCGGCCATAAACCAGCTATGTGCATGCTTTGTAATCCTCCACCTGAAGTACCTGCGCAGAACCGGCTTGTAAAGCTTAACAGGCTCTCTACTTTTACAATGGTTCTGATCATAGCCTCTGTATAAACGCTGTGAGGATGAAAATAAGGAGATGTTTTTTCCTCTGCATCAATCATATCATTGTGCGATCCTATTCCCGAGCCGGCAGGTGCAATGTTTGGCCCTTGTAAGGGCATGTTTTGGATAAGTACATCGAACCCATTTTCCAGATAAGCGCCGGTAAGCACTTCTGAATCTGCTTCAGAGTCGTGACCATGAAAATAAACCGCTAAAGTTCCAACCCTGGCGGCCGATGGTTTTACATGATAAGTAAACATTTTAAAAAACCCGCCAAATGTTGGATGATCTATTTGAACCTCATAGCGATCTACGCTTGCCATCACAGGCGTTAGCCCTGTTCTCCATTCACTATCAAAAGTGCCATCGGTTCCGGCCCAGTCCGTCTCTACTGCCTCCGGTTCTGCTGTCGGGAGAGTTGTTGTATTAAAAGTCAAAGTCTTTTTAAGATTCTTATGGGTCACCCCTCCGGCTGCTGTCTTGAAATGGAACCTGTCATAAAAAGGATGATCGTTGTACCATATCTCCCAGGGGTCCGTAGCTAGTCTTGACACCTGATCGAACACTCGTATGATGACGCTCTTAGTGTCTGCTCCGGAAGTAGCTGTAAGGGTTTCGTATTTAACGCCTGTTTTCACCGTATCATTTACGGCTGTTATTTCTATTTTCTGTGGTGTCTCCTGGTTTAATACGGTGAAGTCCAAAGAAGATGGAGACATGCTTAAGCCTCCTTCGGCGTTAGTAAAAGTAATCGTTCTGGGTCCGGTGACCCCTTTCATAGAGAAAGACCTGTACGCTTTCACGCCGTTCTTTTGACAGGCGCCGGAGCCTCCGTATATTTGTATAGCATCCTCGTTCCAGGTGCTTCCCTGAATTAATACAGCAAGGTCATTCCTCATTTCCTGATCAGGCGGATGAGGGATAAACCACATTCTTTTTATTTTCGTGCTTCCTGAATTAGAGTTTGATATTATCGACCCCTGGTTATGTAAAGAGCCTATTAAAATTTCGTCAGCACTGGAAAATCCTGCTCCGTAATTGATCTGGTCAGAAGTTCCAAAAGTAAAAGTCCCGGGCTCCTCTACAAAGTCCACGTAAATCTTGGGCGTTGTGCGGTCCCACTTAAACACCACGGCCCTAAATCCATGATTGCCGTTATCAAATACTGCTGCTGTGGTCTGAAAGGAAATCCTTCCGTCTGTCGTATTTCCTATCTGAAAAAGAAGCTTACCGCTGGCCTCGATGGAAAACCTTACCCTGATGTTTATATCTGCAGTATCTACCACACCGCAAAGCTCTACCCTTGTGTTTGGTCTACCATCTCTTAAGGACACCATGGTCCAAAGCTCAAAAGCATTGTCAAAGATTTCCGATCCGTCCCAATGTCCGCCGCCAGTTTCTTTCCAGGTTAGAGCCATCGCCAGTTCATCCCGGATCATTTTAATGTCAGACCCTTCTTCAAAGGCTCCCTGATCAGGCGGAGCATAAGAATTTAGAGCAACCTTTGCCGGAGTGGAAACAGGCGAAGAATCGTTAAGCACATAATCCCCTGTTTCGTCTGCCCATGAGGAAACATCTTCTCCTACGTAAGAATTGAAGGTAGAAGGAATGGAGGCAATGGACTCAGGATTAAAGTCAGCTAAAGCATTATTTTCAAGCCACGATATTGCCGGATTGACAGGATCAGGTGTCGGAGTTTCCGGGGCTGCCGAAGCTTTTCGACCAGAAGAGCAAGGCGGCAAACAACAGGCATGCCTTCTGAATTTCATGGCGTGTGCGATGGGTTTTATCGCGGGATGCATTAAAAAATTGAATATTTGGCATTTAATTCTGCGATATTGGCCGCCATTATAGCATCTGAAAGAACTACATTGTAGGGTATTACATGCTCAATTAGCCCCTGATGTGATGATGAACCAGTCTCTGCTAGTCTGGCAAACCCTGGAGAATTATAAGCTCCTGAGTTAGCTACCGGTGCATCATCATTAATAAAAGCCCTGAAAGAGTTAGTGGCGGGGTGTGTAATCCCTACTATGTATTTGGTGCCGTTTACCAGTGTTCTTATGGTTGCATTGGTATTTGAGGAGGAATGTCTGACTCTAAAAGTACTCGGAGGTCTAAGCTGTATATGGTCGGCACTCCCTTGTGAAGAAAGAATGGAATTGACAGCCTCCCACGTGAGAACCCAAATCATAGAAAACGCCACTCCTGTTGCTATCTGGTTAGGAAATATCATATTGTCATTAATCCCATCAAAATCAGCCGCATTTTCTGCTGTTAGAACAGGTCTTTGGGTTGTTGTAGCGGTAAGCGCCTGTGCCGAAGTCCCTATATTCTGCTCATCATACCATTCGTCAATATCCGATCCTGTGACTGAGTAGTTACTTGCAGCGCCAGATGCATAAGAATTAATAGAATCAGTTAGATAAGCCGCCACGCTTGATGTAGAATCTCTCCACCACCAATCGGCCAATCCACTGTTTTCAATTGCATATAATAGTCCCATTTAAATACATATTTTCCCTTTTATGGTATAGTCTATCCAGAATGCAATTCCATCAAGACTCAACTTTGTGAGGTCAACGCCCTCGTACTCTTCTTCGTAAACCGTGTTTTTATCGACCTCCATGTTTTGTATTTCTATCGTTTCATTTCCGCTTAATACCGGAGGGAAGACATTGCTTATATCCCTTGCGAAGTTCTCGTTATCTTCATAACCAGCGGATGTTAAAAACTTTCTGGTGCCGATAAATACCGCCCTCATCGGATAGCTTCTTCTTCTGTGGGGGTTCTTCCCCAGCCCCCTAGATGGGTCTGTCTCCTGTTCAATAGGTGCTATCAGTCTATGATAAGCTCTTAGAGGGGATCTGTCGTCCCAGTGGATTATATCACCTTCGGCGTTGGGGCTCCCTCCTTTATTTAAAAGGGGAAAGGTCTTTTCGTCCTTTGTCTGCTGATAGCAAAGATTGAACGTAGTAATATCTGCCCCAAACGACACGGTTTTAATAGTGTTGTTGATGTCAGTTAACAATGCGTCCAGCGATCTCTCCATATAATTTTAATGCAAGTTTAACCTCTGAGGCTGTGTGTGAAAATATATCTTTGTCATAGGTGTCTTCAACGAAAAACGACTTATCGAAATTGGTGTCATTCTTAAAGCCTAGTCCTGTTTCTGTTCCTATTATTACAGAAAAATCATTCCGCATCTGCTGGGAAAACTGAAGGACAACTTTATCGCTGCCTCCGAGACCTTTCTTAGCTCTTAACTTTGTGTATTCTTCTGAGTACTTCCCTATAGTCTGATTCTTGGAATCCAGCCCACGCGTAAAGATTCTGTCCTCAGTTATAGCCAGCATAGTCGTCAATACCTCTCTTTCCACCTTCTGAGTGTTAAGAATAGTCTCTAGTTGCTTAATATGTCTTTTTAGCTCGTCCACCGCAACCGCAGCCCCCTCCTTGATTTTTCATGGTAAAAAAGTTTTATATGTTACTGGCTTGGCGCACTCGAAGCATTCGCCCCGATCTCGCACCCTAATATCTCTGAAAATGTTATCCATCATTTGTTCATACTCCGGAACTAAAAGATTCTCCTTTAGGTCTTTTGCTTCCTCGACATTTAATAATGTCCATCGGTTGATGCGGTCCGAATATATTTGCTCATTGCAGAATTCTATGCCATGTTTGTAAAGGATGGGGTTTTTAAAAAGGTCAATCCTTTGGCAGATAAAATTATCTACCGAACACTCCACGTTATAAGTTAACATCAAGCCGGTATTGGAGGAAGTGATATTTCCCTCTGTCACGGAAGCTGTTTTGCTTACATGATTTGCCGAGACTGTTCCCAGGTTTCTGTCAAACCTATCCACTTGCTTGACACTAATAGCGTTCGCATCATAACCCACAAATATCTTTCTGTACTTCCAAAGAGGAAGCTTTACCAAGATCCGGTATTCATTTAGTCCCAAGGTGGCCGCGTATCCTATTGTGTTAAGTGTTTCCCCAGTGATGGCATCAAAGACTTTTATCTCAAAATTTGATCCTGAGACAATATGAATGTTTGCTGTCTCTAAAACCAAAGAAAGGTTTTCATCCATGTTAGCCAGATCGAACCACCATCCACTATAAAATGCTTCAGTCGCTAAAGTGATGTTGTCAACATCTATTTGGCCCGTAATAGAATGCCCCTTATAAGAGTAGTTCTTAAAATAGGGCATCATGCGGGTTTTTACATCATCCTCGAATTTCCTTGATGCCCGGTCTAAGATGTCCTCCCAGGCCAGTCTCGGCTCATAGTGATCCTCCTGATCACCTATGTCCTCTAGCTTTTGGGTAGTTATTCCGGGGAGGTCATTAATGAAAAATCCTGTGTCTGGCTGGTTGTAAGTTGCCAGGTCTCGAACTCCTATCAGGTTGTCTAAGCAGGTAATCATAATTTAGATATGTAATATCCCATAATTGTCATGTGTACATCGTCATCATCCGTTTTTGCGTTTATCCATTTTCCTGGATTAACAAGCACCCGTAATGGAGTAAAGGGTATTGCCTGATTCTGTCCGATCTCAAATTTAACCAGGCATTTATCAACTGTTGTCGCGTCCGAATCTGAGGCTTCATAGACTTCTACCGTTGCGTTAGTATTAGATGACACCTGTTTGTCACCATAAGCGAGCATAGAAGTGATAACAAATTGCTTTTCAGACACAGGAAGATAAAAATTGTACGCAGTATTAGTTTCCGCTAGTTCATTAAACTTAGTTTCATCATAAGACAAGGGCGCAATTACCAGTTCACCTGATTTAGTGACCTTTGCTTTTATTCCATTATGTCCTAATGAGACGGTTATCATGAAGGATTCTCGTAATGACCATGGAGTATTACGCTTCCAGATGTGCTTTCAGTTTCCTGGTTTATCTGGACATAGTGATTCTTACCAAGAATCATCCCTGTTAGATCATGGATGTGATGCCCGTTAGCGCCGGTGGTGATCCTGTCAACTATATTGCCGTCTGCTACTGCGGTTTCATCATAAAAAGCTGATGCGTCAGCAAGTTTAGTACTAAATATTTCATTAAGATTGGTCCCAATCACATCGGTTCCTGACGGTGTGGTGGTCTCCGCGCCTATTAATATTTCCCAAGCACAAATTACATTGCTTCCATTGACCACCAATCTATCCAGGATTAAAGGAGTATCACCTGTGTTCATCACAAATAACATAGTGTCCCCTGCGTCTATATCTCTGATCCCTGAATCCCAGCTATAAGCATTCCCTGCCGTTGCAGAAGCATGTTCTATCTCAGATTCGGTGATTGATCTTACTACTAATTCCTGTTCTGGATTTACTTCGGCCAAGAATCCACGTCCTTTACCGTCATCTATTTGTTGTCCCATGATCTATTTATTTAACTTTCAATTGTTTCATCGGTCATTAACGACAAATGCATATTCATTTTTTCTAATTCTAATGACAATTTTTTTAATGTTTCATCCCCTGCGTTTGCGGTGAGTACCCGACTTTGCCCGCCAGAACTGACCACTTCAATAGCATAGTCTTTGTTAACTCTTGCGATTAAATCATCAAGGTAATCCATGACAGTCGTATCGCTGACAAAGGCTTCGCCATCAATTTTCTGGAATGCTGTATAAAGAAGTTCGTTGGCTATGAGTACCTCCGGGTTCAGGAGGTGAACGGAGAATGTTTTTTTTATCTGGTCAAAGGAAAACCACATATGCCCGATAGGGTAGTGGTAAACCTTGTCCTCTGAGCTGTCGTCATGCACAAGAACATTGAAGGACTTATATATTTTTAATGACACTATGCAACATACTGAAGTCTGATTTTCTTCACCTGTTGGGGTGACATATAAGATTCGATCTGATGATAACCAAAAGTATTTAATTCAAAAACTGTTTCACAAGCGAATTTCTTGCACACTTCATAGGGTGCTAATTTCCCGCCTGCCTGTTCGATATATTTAACAAAATAAACGTCTTCATTGCCATATGTGTGATACCATTTTTTGGAATTTATGGTATCTGTCATAACCCTGGGGTTCCTTAAACTAAGCCCTCCGTTCCCGCCTTTCCTTAGAGGGTGCGCCCAGGGTGCGCCATCATACCAGGGAGATCCTACGTAATCCCATTCCATAAACTCCTCCACTCCTTCTCTTAACAATCTTGAGTCGTGCTGGAAGATTAAAACTCTTTCGAAGTCAATGTATTCCTGCCAAAAATCTATGGAGGTAAGAAGGCCGTTATAGTGCCAGAATGGATTGGACATATCTTTATCGTCTACTATGTCGTATTCCCATCCTGGTAGATATTTCATGTGGTCCTGAATTACCAGGTCCAGGTTAGGAAGTTTCCTGCTTTCAACTATGACAGCTATGTTAGGCATGTTTTGAATCTTGGATCATTAACATATTTTTCAGGATATTGTTCTCTATAAAATATAGCTGTTGGTGGTTGATGCAATACATATCCTTCTTGAGGCCCATCTATTTTATAACGGAACTCACCATATTTCCCAACATACATATTCCTTCCATCGTCTGTTTTAAGAACAATTTCTTCTAATTCAGAATCAACTAAATATCCTTCTCCTTTATATGTCCGATACTTAAAATGCGGCTTATCCATTTGTGAATCTTTTATAGTTCCCTGAAATATACCATGTCCCCACAGGTTTAGCGTCTGGCTTTTTTATCTTGACCTTTTCCACTTTTGCTAGATCAGTAGCTTTTTTTGTTTCTGCCACTAATTTTTCCTGATCTATCCCTGGTAGAGTGTCGGTTATTTTCTCAGCCATCACATCCCCGGTGTCCATCGTAGTGCCTTTATTGGTTTTCTTTATCATTAGGTATAAATTTAACTATTTACGGTCGATTTAGCAACGTTTTTGAAGGGTAATACAGCACCAAATCCTCCTCCTTCTGGGTACTGCCCGTCGTGTAAAACGTCAAGCCTTACCTTTTCTCCTGGCATCTTGTCCCAAGCTTCCTCCATGCCGGGCCGGAACAAATCATCAAAGCAAACAACAGCTCTTTTGCTTAAGAACGGTTTGTAGGCTTTGAACTCATTTAGCGTTCTTTCATAGGTGTGCGTAGTGTCAATGAATAAAATGTCTATTTTTACCTTGCCTTCATCCCTGAAAATAAATGGAGCAGCCTCTACAGAATCTTGAATCCAAAATTCAAAATTATAATAATTTTTTTTCATATATTCAATATGTTCTTCATGATCTGGCACTAAATCTACTCCTATAACTTTCCCTTCTGACCACCCCAAAGCTAAATGCAAACTCCCTCCGCCCCCACAAACCCCTAATTCAACGCTCAACTTCGGCTGCATCTCATGGGCTAAGAGCTTTAAGAAACGGTAATACTTCGACGGTGGAAACATCGGGTTAGGATAAACCTCTTCCGCTAGTGCTTCTTCGGCTAATCTTTTTAGTGTTTCTATGTCCATTTCAAAAATCCCATCGGATAACCTAGATGAAGGTTTCCGTTTAAAAATTTCTCATCTGGTAGTTCTTCCCAGAATTTAACCATATTGTCGATTCCTGATCCTGGTGTTCCTTCTAGAATGTCATCACAAATCACAAGTGACGAGGAATTTAAAAGAGGTTCGTAGGCTTCCCAGTCTTTTTTGGCTTGGTCGTATCGGTGCCAGGAATCAATAAATAAAACGTCTATTTTTCGATTATCTAACATTTTGATAATCCACGGAAATGCGTCTTTAGATGATACTACATCAAAATGATTAAATTTTTCTTCTTGATATAATTGTGTGCAGGTCCAACCCTGGAAATAGTGCATATTAATAAATTCATTAGATGCCCAAACAGTCTTTAGCCTATTTTCCTCATCTCCTGGGTCGGTATGATGGTCAATGGTTATCACTAAACTCTCAGGGCTTCCCCCCGCAAAATGCGCTGCCGAAGTTCCCTGCCAGCTTCCAAGCTCCACAATAACCTCAGGTTTAAACCTCTTTGCAAACTGATAAAAGAAGCGGTAATAAGGATGGCAATTACTTTCCTCGAATCTCTGATCTAGGAATTCATTACCAGTTGGCTCTGGCTCAAACTCCTGAATCATTTTTTCAATATCCTTTAGGTTAAATTTCACTATTTTCTTTTTGTATTTCTTCTTCAAGTTTCTCTAATATGACAATTTCTTCTCGCGTGAATTCCGGCGCCCCCATTCTTTGATAACCATTTATGTTTGGAACATAAGCAACTCCTTCATTGTCTATAACTTGTGCCATATACTTTTTCAGTAATTGAATTCCATTATCTTTCATGAGTTTATTATTTTATCTAAAATATTCTGCCTTACGGGGTAAGTCTTTTGTCCTACCAAAGGTCGCATTATCTGAGGTATATTAAAAGGAGAGTCGGGTTTGGTCCAATCGGGATTATTAGATTGCTGTTTATACCATCCTTCCAAATTAAAGAACTGACCATCTATATTAATAGAATTAGGATTGGTCCTCCAATAAGGTGCATGGTGTTTGTTTTTTTCTTTGATGTTATCCAGGAATCCACCGATAGATGAAATATCCAATATCATTTCATGGGTTGGCATTTCGGTCGCCTCTTTGCCTTCGGTGATTTCGCGAAAGTCTTTCCCGTAAATATGAGGGTTGCCGTTTTCGTCAATAGCTTCTTTTCTACCTTTTGAAAATTCTGCTCCCCACCTGGTAAACCATCCGCCATCATAGTTTGACACCATCTCAACGGTCCACGCTTCTTTTGTGTTCATGCCGTCCTCTACAAAAACAAAATCATTTTTATGGCCTATCCGATGGACAACATGAGGAAGCCATTTAATATACTGGAAATTATCTTTTAACTGATAGCGCCAGAAAGAAAGCCCCTTGAAGCTTTTTTTATTTTCAAGTCTCTCCACCATCAGTTTAAGTAGATCTTCATGCCAGATCTCATCGGCCTGATAGTATAATACAAGATCATTTCTGCAAGTCGGTATCATGGCGTTTGGAATCTCCGCAAAACTTCCCGCATCAATCAAATCGGTCACAGGATTAACTGGGAACTCTCCTTGCTCCAATCTTATCTTTGGATTCTTCGAAGCTAGGTCTTTCAGAATTTCATATGTTCCGTCAGTTGATCCCAGGTCAAGAACAAAATATTCGTCTGCAAAAGGCATAAGAGTAGCCATTGATTCCCACAGCCCGTAGGCTCCCTGGTTGTTGTCTTTGATAAATACGCATATAGAGATTTTAGGTAGTTCCATTATATCGCATTTTTATGTAAATAGACCGCATATTCGTCTCTTGATAAATCTGATTTACAATTTTTAAAATCAACATGAAGTGTTGTAACATTAGTTACCAATTGGGCTATTTTATATTTTTCAAAAACCATGTCGATATTTTCATACTTGAATAAGTGGAGATTCGTTAATCCGTCTAATTGATATTTTAATCTGTTTGTATACCAGCCATATTCATTAGAACTATCTCCAAGGGTTCTAAAAGTAGAAATGTAATTATGCAATAAAGAATGGAATTTCCATTTCATATTTTCTGCATTTTCCTGCCATATTGAGAAGTCACTTCTCCAAACCCTAGAAGCCCTTTGCCATAAATAAACAACTCCGCCTATCTTGCTGAAAATATACTTCTCTGGCAATCCTGTAAGTTCAGAATAAGTATACATGCTTTTGTACCAATCGTCAGGCTCTCTTATTATTGCTGTAAATTCGAAGCCATCAAGCTCTCTAAAATCTCGTGTCTTATCGTGTGCGTCAAATAAAGAATGCCAATTTTTTTTATCTAAAAGCCTTTGCATTACAGATGTCCCCCCCGACTTAGGAAGATGTATGAAGCATTGTTTTGCTTTATAGTTAACTATCATTCATATAGAGATTTTAGGAATCATAAAATTTTATTATTTTTTCAATGGCTCTGTCCCTTGTTTCTTCAGGGTTTGTGCAATAATGATTTCTTTCAGGTTCCAATCTATGGTCTTTATATAATTCTATCGTCAAGATAGTTTCAAGAAATTCAATCTGTTTTTTAGTTATTTTCATCTTTCATTTTTTGAAGTCCTTCTTCAATTGCTACCGGCCCGTAATCGCTAACTTCAAATGTAGTGTCTATCGGTCGCGGCGCTATAGTTTTAAAATCTTTTAGCTTGGCCCTGTTTATTTTATTATAATCAAGGTTGAATATATCAGCAACTCTCAAGCCAAAATTAAAAATAGTGCTTTTTTCTTTTGAGGCTACATTATAAACCCTATTCCAATCGTGCTTAATTAGACTCCAGATATCTTCCGCAACATCTCCCGCATATGTAGGCTGTGTAAAAGAGTCCGTGACTAACCGTAATTCTTTCCCGTCTTTCAAACTCTTGATAATCTTAGTCGCCCAGTTTTCCCTTCCTCCTTCATTGGGCCAGCCATACATAAAAATAGGTCTGACGATCATCCATTCACAAGAGCTTTTCATTATAATATCATCAGCCAAAGATTTGATCTTGCCATAAAAATTAACCGGATTCCTTGGTGAGTCCTCAGAGTAAGGGGGATTGTCACCATCAAAAACCGCATTGCTCGAAATGATGATTAACTTGCATCGCATTTTTTCGGCGAAGTCCTTTAAATGAATCACCCCCAAAAGATCAGCCTTTACCGCCTCAGACGGGTGTTCTTCTACGTTGTCCACATCTCCGTTACAAGCACAATGGATAATTATATCGGGCTGTATTGTAAAGAGCACATCAATAACATTTGAAAAGTTTGATACATCAAGTTTAATGCCGTCAATCTTGTTGTTCCTGTAGCAGGGTGTTATCTCATATTCTGGCTCAAAACATCCCTCGGCGGGAGAGATCATCGGCTGCGTTTTAAGCAGATATTTGCCCAAAAGCCCAGAGCCTCCTGTTATAACTATTTTTAATGCCATTGCAAATGCCAATATCTAAACCTGTCACCAAGTATGTGCCTGTACAAATTATTCTTTTCCATGTACCGCCCGATCCTTCCCTCCAGCATGAAGTAATACTCCTGCATGGGGCCACCGTCTTTAAAGCCTGTGAATGGAAGATCGAAGTCAATATTTTTTAATCTCTCCCTTTCACAAAGGAACATTTGCTGGCTCATGTTTTGGGTTTTGAAATGCTTGCTGCCAGAACCGTCACCAGGGGAAACAACTAAAATACTCTTATTGGCTTTTAGCACTTCGATTCCTGCGGTTACCCAGGATTGTCCGTTGGGTTGGCTTTTTATGTAACAGTCTGCATCAGAAAGGACTATGTAATCTGCTGTGCTTTGTTCTAAGGCTACTAAATGGTTGACGACGTGGTGGCGCCAGTAATGTGAGTGGTCCCATCCGTGAGTGTATTCGTCGGCTTCCTTGTTGTCTGGATTGATGCAGTTTCTTAAAAGGATTGTCGGGTAACTCGTGTCTTCTATAAAATGTTTATAAACACCAGGCAGCATATTTAATAATAGTCGCCCAACATCTGGAAGACATCTTTGATAAATCAAATGAATGTTATCAAATTCATAGCCGTGTGATTTCACATGATCCGAAAAATTATCATGGAGTTTATTAATATCCTTCTTACAGCAATATGTAGCGAAGTCTACAGATGCGCCCATAATCTTTTTGTTTTTATATAGCTGACTGTAGATTGATCTATATGAAATTTCCGTGCTATATCTTTTTGTTTATACTTTTTGAGTAGTTTTCTAATTTCTAAAACCTGATAAGACTTGAGTTTTGAGAGATTACATTTCTCGCCACTTTTATTAATCAGTCCATTTCTAAAAGCATGCTGATTATTCTCAGCCCTAGTACACCATTCAAGATTATCAAGTGAATTATTTAATTTATTACCGTCCTTATGGTTAATACACGGTTTATTCTCTGGATTTGGAATAAACGCCATAGCAATAAGCCGATGTAATAAATAGATTTTTCGCACTGAATTTTTAAAAAGCACCACTGTTTTATATCCAGTTTGAGCAACACAACTTGAAATTATTTTGTCTCTTTTTCCTCTGGGTCTTTTTAATGATTTTACGAATGCGAGATCATTTATTTGATAAACGCCTTTGTAACCCAATATGTCTCTCCAAATTTTCTTACCCATAGCACACTCGCCCCACAAGAGGCTTTAAGATTTCTGGAATATTTAAAGGTGTCTCAGCCCAAGTCCAATGAGGCTCTTTCAGTCTTTCAATGGCCTGTTCTCTTGTTAGTTCAATTGGTTCATTAAAATGAAGCGGGACCATTCTGTAATTGGTTTCAGGGGTTTCAGTTCCGCTCCTGAGTTTAGCTTGTTGGTCTACCCTTGCAAGCCAGTTATCTCGGAAGCAGTTGGTTACATCCCAGAGAAAGCCACATTTAGCAGGCATATATGAGTTTGAGGGGCTATTTGTTGTATGCCCATTCTTCGTTATTGTTCCTTTTTTAAAAACCCTGTGAACTAATTCAGGGTGCCATCTAATGCGCTGGAAATTTTGTTCTACTTGCAGTCTATAAACTTGATAACCGCCAAAATCGTCATCTTGGTAACAATCTTTAATAATTGATATCAGTTTATCATCAAAAACCTCGTCCGCCTCAAAGTGAACTATCACATCTCCCTTACATTCTATATTCATTGCATGGAGCCTCTTTAAAGTTTCGCCTCCATCGGTTCCCCACTTGGCATCTATGATTCTAAGTGGTTTTAAAGTCTCCATTTCAAGATAGTTTTTTTGGCAGGAATATGTGCACATCTTTAATATCGCCTCTCTGGTCCCGTCATTACTCTCTGCATCTACCACCACCACTTCATCAACATAAGTCAGCACGGCCTTGATAGATTCTCTTATCGGGATGCCAGCTTTTAAAGCATTATGGATGTATGTAAAGCCTGAGATCATTCTATCCTATCTAAATTATAAAACGGGTGATCCTTCATGAAGTCCGGAAATGTCTCTTTGTTGAAATCTTGTGTTTCGTGCCATATCTGCTCGCTGACAGGGTGAAGCCACTTGTCTTTACCTTTTTCATAGTTTAGAAACGTTTTCTTCCATCCTGTTCTTAGCTCGTCCTGGTGGCCGTGACAGCTCCATTTATAGTCCATCAATCCTAGTTTCTGAGCGTAGCCAAAATGATAAATCTTAGACGGGCAATTAATATCTGTCATGCCTCTATGCCCCTTGAGGTTATGGAACCTGATAGGGCAAAAACCATCTTGGCAGTATTCGTTAAAAGACCGCCAGAAGTGGAACCAGCCTGAATGGTTAGCTCCTATATTAAAAGCTTGTGATTTTGCGGAAAACTCTACCGCGATATTGAATGCTTCAGGATCCCATACCTCATCAGAATCCACAACCGCCAGAATATCAAAGCCATTAGAATGTGCAAACGCCTGGTTCCTATGGTCTCCTTCCATGTGGGTGTGGCGGATGTTTACCCACTGTAATTTATCTCCAGCCTGGTCTCTGGCTATCTGTCTTAGTTCTTCTTCGGTCTCAGGACAGGGTAAGCTGTTGGCGTGTCCATAGCTTGGGCGTGAAGCGTAAAGGACTATTAGCTTATCTACGCTGTTGATAACTGATTTTATGGCATATGGGAGGTAGTCTTTTCCGTAATGCAAAGCAATGTAAGCAGCAACCCTCATACAGCTACTTTTACGAGGTTAAAAATGTCTCTAACCATAGCGTCATAAGTATGGTGTAATTTAACTCTTTCCGCGCATTTATCCGCGATTTTTAGTGCCTCTTTTGGGTTCTGAAGATAGTAATCACATTTCTCAAAAAGCTCCTGTAAGGTATTGAAAGTCACCACTTCAGGGAATTCCTCTTCGATCTTAGGATACCAGTGTGCCAAACAAAAAGCTCCACATCCCAAAATTCTAATTAGCCTGTCGGAAGTGTATCTTTCTACCTGATAATTACTGATAGAAATAGCTATCCTGCAACCCCTGTAAATAGCTGCTTCTTCACCTTGCCAGTACTGCACATCGTCATTCTGGACGTTATAGTTTCCATCAGCGCCGGGGAAGTTGCCATAGAGTCCGAATCTTGCCCCGTATCGTCTTTTAAGCGCTTCTGTCATATTCTTTCTAAAGCCCCCTAGTGGGAACTGGTTTCCATAGTGATTGGCCATAAAAACGATTTCCCTGTCGGCTTTAGGTTCTCCGGTTGAGTTAAATATCTCCGCGTCTACCCCTATTTGTAAAAAAGCTGAAGGCCCGCCAAATTCCTTTATATCTCTTTCGTTGGAGAAACAAGTAAGATCTACATGATTGCCAAATCGTACCATCCAGGGGGGTATGCCGTATCTTATATCTCCGGTCCAGTTAATAACATAGCTCCCTTTTTGGCGCATCAGGTCCAGATGACGGCCCAGTACATCGCAAGTGTCACGGTCCTGAAGTTTCTCGGACTGGATCTGGCAGAAAACAATATCTGGCAGAAAATCTATCTGGCTTAGTTTGCCTTCTAAAGCACTATCGCCAGGATTAACCTCGTAATATTTATTACATGCTGATCTGAAAGCCTTAGAGAGCCCTTCGTTTTTACCGTTTGCCATTAAGCCGATGTGAAGTAGTTTCATACAGCCCTCCTGTATTTTAAATTAATGTGACTGGAAATAATCCCTTCTAGTGTGATACTACAAGGATTCACCAATTTCCAGGGTCTGGGAATCCGGTCTGGTGATCCTTTGGGAATATTATATTTTCGTTCTGGATTTTGGTGTTTATGGATACACTGTATTGTTTCACAAGGATTAAAAATTTGATACAGGTTTGAAATCTCCCAGGCGATCCGATTATCACATCCGGGGATTCCCATATAAAAGTTGCCTTGCAGCCTGTTTTTTACAGCGCCCATGAAAACCCATACATCCTGGCTGTGTTTTGCCTGTGCGTTTTTGTTCTTGACATGCCTTTCTTCAAACCTTACTGCCTTCCTGTTGTGTTCTTCCCACCGGGTGATAGCGAAACATTGATTGGGTTTTATGAATTGCAGGTATTTTATGGTATCGTTAAAATAAATATCGGCATTCGCCAGAATGTTGATATCATTAGGATATGCAGTTGTTTGGTTAAAAAAGTCGCGGTAATGAGGGCGCTCGCTAAACAGATAAATCTTGTCTATTAGTGGATTGGACTTGTTTTTCTCCAGACAAAAATCCAGCTCTCTTTGGCGTTGTTTGTTGCGGTGCTTGAAGTGGCACGTAAATAAATTTACCTTCTGCATTCAGACACCTCCCGGTTAAATTCATAGTGGTATAAATAGTCCTCTGTGATAATTTGGTCCTGCTCGGTATAATGTTGGAGCATGGCCTTGGCCCAGCGGTGATCTTCAGAAAGGTTGACATCCGGAAACTTCTCTAAAAGGGCTACATCTTTTTTCCAGACACACAGATGGTTGGGTATCATGCCCCGCACTTGCTTCCCGTTGTGGTGTGTGCGGTGGTTTATTCCATACTTGCGGTCAAAGCGGAAATCTAACGTGGGTTTTTTGTCTTCATTCTGGGTACCACTGAAGCAAATGACCTTCTTATCTGGATGTTCTTCGATAAGCCTAAGGACCGTTTTGATGTCGTCATCATAAATAGAATCGTCATCATCTACAAACCTTATCCATTCACCCTGGGCAAGACTTAAGAGGTCGTTCCTCTTGCTTCCGATGCTCCGTCGCTTGTTGTCTCCCAGATAGATGTATTCTACCGGCAGGGATTGGATTTGATAGTTTAGGTCTGTCAATAGACCTGACAAAAGATTGGTTCTTTCCGGGATGGTACAAATAAGAATAGAGAGCTTTATATTTATCACCCTTTCCAATCTTTGGTAAACAGCTTTACGCACAAAAGCCCCCTGCTTTTTAACAAGGGGCTTCTTGCATATCATTCAAATATGCCTGCTGGCACATCTGATGTTTTCGGGTTTTCTCTGTCTCGCCATTTAATCATGGCTTTCCATAAAACCTCGCTGTCCAGTCCTTCCTCGACCGGGACATTAGCGAAAATAGAGCAGTCCTTATTGTTTATCAGAAGGAGGTCATAGTTCCCCCCGATAACCAGCGCCACCCTGTATTCGTGTGACTTGGAAATCTCGTTCCAGAAGGTTTCATTTCCTTTTACCCCTTCGATAGAGATTTCTGCAGTGTGCTCCGCATTTATTACCCTGGTGCTTTGGGTTCCCAGCCCCGGAATTTCCGTGGGCTGCCCACCAGAGTATGTCCCTCTCACCTCCTTAAAAACATGGAGGTCCGCCTGATAGCTGCCGTCTGTCCATAAAGTCGCATTCGATGGGTTTGCATAAATCGACGCATGAATGTCTTTGTGGATAAAAGCAACAGCAACCACGCGCCCAATCTCGTCAACACAGTCCGTGAGAACGTAATTGGGAATTGATGGTCTACAATTACTCATCAGGCTTGAGTTATGTTATACCCAACAACTCCGTTGAAGTCTACCAGGTCGCCGTAAGGCTCGCCAAACGCGGTATCTGGTGCTTGCCACAGGTCGAAATAAGTTAAGATCCTTCCTGTCCATGCGCCCTGTAATCCGTTACCGGTGTCGCACTCATCGTCATACTTCAAGATGAAGTCCCAGTCAAAAGGGAATACCGCATCCCTCATCGTGGTTCTTACACCACCAAGGGGAGAAGGATTTTCAAAATCTGACCCTTTAAACAGGTTGTAATTGAAGAAATTGGAGATACCGGCATTAACAGCCAATACCCTGTTGGCCACTCCTAACACTTCTGTGGTGAAGTGGTCTTTAAATAAGGCCATGCCAAATTCAGAAGCGATCTCTCTCACATCAAAGCCACCGTCGGCAATGTTGCCTACCGCCAAGCGGTTCATGTATCTCCGTGCATTCCCCAGTCCCAGGATTCCCACAACTCCACGCATGAAATTGTCTTCCATCTCGTTTGTGATCTGGTCAAAATTATTAGCGCTTACAGTTCCTGCGGTAAGGATTAATTCAAGGTCTTGATAGGCTCCTACCCCGATGCCTGCACCTGAATTACCTGATGGGTTGGCCCCGAAGCTAGAAGCATAGGCGTTGAATAGTTGGCGGTTCATGTCTTCCCGCGCATTGCGCTGTGCGTCCCTTATCTCTCGGTCGAGCCTGGCGCGCAATTGCTCCATAGTGCCTTCCCGGATTATTTCTTCATCAATAGTGAATTTGTCTTCTACGTATAGCGTAGGATTCAAGGTTTGTATCAATTCCCGTCTGGTATCAGTCTTGGTACATGATGCGGAAGCATCAGAGGTTACAAGATCCCCTGTCCCCTTTTTGGATAGGTATCGAATTTCTACGGGTCTGTACTTGCTTGAGTTTGCAGTCTTAACCATAGTGGCCTGAATTGACTTCCCGTTGGAGGGAGAAAAAAGCCAGTTGAGGGTGCCTATGAGTTTGTCGTAATTGGTGGGGTCGTTTACTGTGACGACCTCTGCGAGCATTTTTTGTACCGATTGTAGCGCCTCGGTGAGCGATAAATTGACAGCCATTGTTCCATAATGTTCTAATTAAGGTTTAGCCGAATACCTTCTGCATCTGACGTGCTGACTTTACTGCCTGCGTATCTTCAGATGTGTCGGTCTTGGTTTCCTCCCCTTGGCCTGTGCCTCCTGGGTCGGACTTTTTCAAATACGGCTCAAACTCTGGATCTATGAGATCCTGGAACGTGACTTTTTTGTTCCCAATAAAAAGTTCTTTTTCTGGGTTATCTTTTTGCATAGGAACTATAACCCCATCTTTTTTTGTTAGTGTGGCCTTGCTGTTTACTGTGTTCCATACTTTTTCCAGGACGATTCCATTAAATTCATCGCCCTTGTAAGCATCGGCCCAATTGCGGCTTTTAGCCTGGAGCATAAATTGTGATTTTAGCTCCCTCTGTGAAGATTCTATTTTTTGTACCTCAAGTTTTTCATCACCTTCTTTTTGGGTGTTGAGCACTTGATTATTTAAATCGGTTATTTCATCTTTTTGAGCAGCAATTAATTTCAATGTGTCCTCATCCGCACCTTTGCTCAAAAGGTCTTTTACCTTCAGGTCGAATATGTCTAAAATTTCGTGTGCCTTTTCTTTGTCCTCCAGATCAAAGCCTACAATCTTTGCGAAAGCCTTGAGGCGCTTCTCTACGCTAAATAGGGTCTGGTTCTTAATTTCGGGTTCTTTGATTTTAAGGATTTCTTTCTCCACTTCAGGGTTGTGAGTGGCAGCTTCGAGGGTCATTAGCGAACTTACCTGCTCTTTGATTTCCTTGTACCCGTCATCTGTGACTTCTACCTCCTCAAGGTTAGAAGCCCCAGCAATAGTGCTTAATTCATTGCTGGTAATTTGAGCTGAAAGAAGTTTTAATATGTCTTTTACTTTCTTCATCGTTTACCGCACCCGCGACAGTTAGATTTTTGGCTCAAATACCCTGGGACTACATACGAAGAACCCTTTGGTACCTCCACATCCTGGCCCCGTTGGATTGCTGTTTCAATAGACCCTTTTGTGAGCCATCTCGGGTGGCCGTTAACCGTCACCCTATAATCGTGACCCCTCTGAAACTGGTTGTCTTCTGATAAATGTCTTGGCGGGAGTTGTACTTGTTCTACTTTTGAAGGGGCCTTCGGAGCTGCTGCCTTGGGTTGTTTCTTGGGCATATCTAATTTTTGTTGAATATACCAATATTTTGTTGATAAAGCCAAAAATTGTTGGTTTTATTAATCTACTGTATAAGACCTTTACTTCTCACTCTTTGGATAACCCTGCGAGGCACACCGGAGGTAGATACCGGAATATATTGATGAAGGCAGTTAAACCCTCCTCTGTTGACCAAAATGGTGCTTGGGGTGGTGGATTTCATCTTGCCTGCCCAAACCTCGGAGGCTGTTTTTTTTATTTCTTTGATGTGGAACCACCGGCCCTCCGACACCCTGCGTTTACAATAATCCCTGGAATTGGTTTGAATCAGTCCCTGATAGGTGTAAAATTCCAGACCCAGATCATTTGCCACAGATAAAGTGTGGTTGGCGTTATACTGATTTAAAGCGTCGTTTGTTATTTGTCCCGAATAGCGTTGAAGCCTTCCCTGGGTTTGTGAATCGCCCAATATCTCGGCCCTTAAACTGTCGGTGAGGTCTACTATTGACCCTCCTGCGGTGATATTCTGCTTTAGAATATTTTCTACCGGCTTAATGACGTTCTCTGATATGCCAGCTTCCAAAAGACTGTTTTTAGTAGCTTCTATGCTGGAATTAAGATTTGCTTTAAAGACATGCTTGTTGGGGTTGAAATCTACGTCCTGGCTGAAATACTTGTCAGAAATATCCTTTAGCTCCTGGAAGCCTGCTAGAAATCCATTTACCTTTTTTCTGTAGTTTTTTGTAATGATGCCCCTCTTGGCGGTTCCCTGTAGGGTACGGAGTTTTCTGAGGTTGTTGCTGTTGGGTAAGATATTCCCCTGGTTGTCAGTATCAAGACCTCTGATAGCATTAAAGACCACAACCCACATTGCGCGTTCTGTGGTAACTGTTCCTTTATCAAATATTGCGGTTTTATCACCAATCAGACTTTCAATGCTTGTGTAGACTTCACCTGGGGTCATTCTGGTTCTTCCTCTGGCTCTACGGGTTCTTTAACCTCTGTAATGGTGGTGGGCTCTACCTCTACTGTGGTAGTTTCGGGGAAGTCCTCTTGCGCTAGTTTGTCAACAATCTCTCTTTGTTCTTTAAGCTCCATCTCTAAAAAATCTTCGTTCTCTTCGATGGCCCTCTGCACCAATTCGTCTATAAATATGGATTTGTGGATCTGCCACTCTTTAACCCCTGGCAAGCTTTGCAAGGTCAGGCGGTTGTCGTCATTGCGTCCTGGGAATGGCTGGAGCCTTACTATGACAAGGTTTTTCTTCCTCTCGAATTCATTCCCCGAAAACCGTGCATTTACTATTTCTACCTCCAGCTCTCTTAGGTAGTTGCTCGATACTTTTGAGCCTCCCTGGGTGCCGCTTCCGCCCGATGCTGCCTTAAATTCTTCTGTAAGATATTGAAGCGAAAGGACAGAGAAATCAGCATCTTTCATGGGCTCTATCAACGGCTGAACCTTAAGGATTTCTTTCTCGTTCCAATTTAAGGTTTCACCGTACCTCCACCAGGTGATATACTCAAAGAGTTTAGGAAGTATCACCTTAAATATGTGCATCGAGTACCGCATCAGAAAAGCATCTAAATCCTGGCGGTCTATGGCTTTGGCAATCCCCGATTCAGGGGCAGGAACGTTATTTAATATCTCCATGTTCACAGAGCTAAAGCCCCTTTCTTCTTCTTTCTCTATCCTGTTTTCTATGATGCCGACAATTTCCGTAGGCTTTATTATGTATTCGATCGGAGGCGTAGGTATGGGCTTATCTGGATTAATGGCTTCTGATCGCACCTTGGTAACACCATAGGCACTTTTTCCCTGGCTGCCGGTGCCGTTACATTTTTGGCATTGAACTTTATCTGTGTCTGTTTCGCCACCAGGTAAGTTAATGGTCCTAGACACAAATCCGTCGCCATCGCATTCATCGCACTCTACGTCCCACTCCCACCTTTCCATAAATAGATGAGAGATATAATTCGCATCTAAGTCGCTTGTGAGGGTGACAACCCTATTCCAATGAGGCAATACACCTCCGATGAAAGACCAGAACCAATAAGGTATTTTGTTTCCTTTAATGATTCCCCCTAGCCTGAAGGCTGGAGTCTTGCCCATCTTGTGTGGGTGTTCGAAAAATAGCTCCCACCTTTCCTCCTGCTTCTTTACTATCAGTTTATAGATCCTTATGGTCTGCCAGGTAATTATCTTAATAGTTTTGGGATCTAAGAGCAATGTATAATATACCTCTTCTTGGAAGTCAACTACCTGGGAGGCTTTATAAATGATAGATATAGGCTCAAATCTTTCCGTCTCTTCTACTTCGAAACTCTTTGGCCCTACAAACAAAAGTGAGTTAGGGTCTGCGAAATCCTTTTTAGTGAAGGTCTCTTTGATGAAGTTCATTATGTCCAGATAACCGGGAAACTCTTCGCGGGTGTATGTGGCTAGGTTTTCCTCTTCCTTGATGGTCTTCGGCATTTCGGGAAACTCGATCTTAAAGAACCTTTTATTGAAGATCTTGTTGACAGTGTTGATGATTTTCTGGCTGCCGCCTACTGTCACAGATTCCCAAATGTCCTTTCGGTATTTCTTGCTATCAGGATGCTCGTTAGGACGCACTTTGTCAAGCAACTTCTCAGGGACAGTCCCTTCTACATGAACCCCCATGTCCTCTTCGTGAGTAGATGTCACCTCATAAAAGATGTGGCGTATGTTGCCTTTTCCTATATCTTCCAGGTATTTATCAAATTCTTTGGTGTTAAATGCGGGTATCATAACGCTTTATTTGTACTTGAGAAGTCTGACTGCTCAAGTCTTATGCTGGCTTCAATAAGAGGGTATTCCTCTTCAAAATTTGCTTGATAGTCTGATCCGCTTGGGCGGTTGTAGGCTACCCATTCTTCATTTTCAAATACTTCGAAAGTGCTGTGCAAGGTAGCTATGTCTAGCGCATCATGGGCCTCCTCATCAAACCAGTCTGTTAAAAATTCATAGCTTTTTGTAATGGCGGTCCTTACTCTTTGAAAAGCCCCATTAATAGTGTCGTAGCCTTCTGATGTTATAGGTCTTTGGGACTTTCGTTTTATCAACGGGACTCGTACTACATTATAAAGGGTTGTAAATTTTTCATAATTGAAATTTTGGATATTCTTGGCATTGCGGTATCTAATCAAAAGTGTGTCTGTGACATCTGTAATTACCTCGATTTCATTTGATATATAAAGCAAATTTCCATCTGAAGTGTCTTCTATTACGATTCTGTAACATCCTATCCCTATTGTCGATGGGAAGGTCCAGTCTTGAGCAAAAAATCTGTAATCAGATCCACTTATTATGTCTTTTTGGATGTTAATTCCTAGGGTGACCAGGGCTTTAATAAAGGAGTCGGCATGGACAATATATATGTCCCAGGACGAGAAATTAGCGTTGGTTTCCAGTGTATCTAGATTGGCATACCAGGAAATTGAATCTCCTGCAAGAAAAATGGTTTTATAATTTATATCTGAAAAGTCCGCCATTATTCCATTTTAAGTCCTTGATCTTCGAGTTCTTTTTTTCTCTTATTTGCTTCCACTTGATAAAGTGTTTCTATTAAAGTGTTTCTAAGCATTCTCACTGTTAATTCTTCAGGAGTTTCGTCTTTCCCGTTATTCTTGGAGTCGTGGAATCTCCCCCACATGGCATCGCAAATCACTTGCTTTTTCCCCTTTGGTAATTTTATTATTATTTCATCCATTATGCTACTCCTAGTGTTGTTACTGTTCCACTTGATCCCTTCCATTTTAAAGCGCCTGCCTCAGAGTAAAGTGTTCCTCCGCCCGAAGGTGTCCCACTCGGCGCTGTAGTTATGTCTTTAATAAATAGGCAGACCCCCACAGCCGATCCAAATGATCCACTACCTCCAAAAGCAATTTGACTGTCTGCGTGGAGAGCAAAATTTTGAGCATAGCTAGTCAGGCTGTCTCCCGCTGGTCTCCAATTGTCTACGTTGGCTTGGCCATAAGCAAATTCCAGCGTTTCGTCGGTAGAATTTTGATTTAGAATAAAAACCCTATCGTTTGAACCTCCACCTATTGCTATAAAACAAATATGGCTCCCTCGGATTCCCACTCTGTTAGAAATTAAATGTAATCCTGGCTCATCCGCGCCTGTTGTGTCTCCAAAGATTGCTATCGTTGACTCTCTGTCATCTTGGTGCGGAGGATGATCTTCAGTAACAGGGGTAGATTCTGATCTGAGCTCAAACATTCTGTTGTCATCTGAAGATGTCACCTGTGGGTTGGTGTTACTTAGAATGCTGGTGTCTTCGTAAGCAAGTCCTGCTGTGTTTACTCTTGGAATCGCTCTTGCCGTTTGACCAGAGGTCATTTCTGTTTCAACGACAACTGCAAAATTGGCCAGCGTTATCTTGGCGTTTCTGGTAGCGTTTCCTTCATCGATGTTGTCAAAAGGTATAAAATCCCCTAGTGCCAATGTGGTAAATGTGGTAAAAGCGCTTATTTTTTTATCTGCCATTGTCTTTTTTGTTTAATTGTCCTCGGTTATTACACTATCTCCCTCTTCGGTTAAAATAGTGTCTCCTTCTTCTGTCAGGGTTAGTTGAGTCACCGGAATGTCTACTGGTGGAAGTCCTAGTGCTTGTAAATTTGCCAGAGTAAAAGGCTCTGAAAATCTCGAAAATCTCAGAAAAACATTTGATGTCCTTTTCGTTAACGTTGCCATATTTTATGGTAATAAGGTGTCACTTCTTTCGACCGTTTCAAATTTCGCTATTTCGGTTGCTACGTTCCATTTGATGGAAAGTGGCCATCCCTTCTCTATATTATTATTTTCATCTGTGTATGTTAAATATCCGTAATCAGGAGTTGTTTGGGCAGTCAGTTTATCAATAAGCTCATTTATTTGTGTGTTTGTCATAGCCTTTTGGAATCTATGTTTGGAAGGTTCAAAAAGCCTCAGTCCAGAATTAATATCCTCAATTAAAATATCTCCTATGGATGTTCGCACTGCTCCATCTGGATCTTGACAAACAAAAGCTGCATCTATACTAGCCTCAAAATCTTTATTAACCAGTGAGCCTTGGTTGCGGTATTTATCTGTGGTTATATCTTTGCCCAACATCAAAGAGTTTAAAAACAACGAATGATTTACAAACATAAAAACCGGAGCTATTCTAATGTTATAAGCCGAGTTCTCATCA